TCATCCATCCAGTCCTTCCCGGATGTGGACGAGGGCCTGCTCCTCAATCCATTCACCCCTGCTCACCGCTTTGGAGAGGGCGGCGAGGGCGGCAACCCGGCCGGGGGTGAAAGCTGCCCGGTGATTGGTCTGCGAGCGGACCGCCAGGGCACCCACGACGTCGATGGTGAAGCGTTCTCCACCTAAGCAGAACCCAGGTAGCCCTACGCTGCGAACGACGTCAGAAGCGGCGCGCAGAGCGTTTTGGAACGTCACCCGGTTATCCGACCTCACACCCATCGCTGCGACGAGTTGCTCGAAGGTGATGTGCTCGACGCGCCGCCCGCCCAGGCCCAGGCGATTCTGGCGCACTGCCCAGCGCTGCCGGTCCGGCTCGTCGCCGAACTGGTCGATGAGCCACTCACCGAAGTCCTCAGCGTCCTTGCGGCGCCGACTGAGGACGAGGGCGACCAACGCCCTGACCTTGACGCTGGGCTTGCCGTAGTGGCTGTTGATCTCGCTGTCGCCGACGCGGCGTCTGAGGGCGTCGGTGTCACGGTAGCCAAGGATGGGCAGCACCTGCTCGACCAGGAGGCAGTAGTGGCGGTCGGTCGAATCGGTGACGAGGTCGAGGTCCTGGCCCTTGAAGGGGAGCTTTCTCACAGCCTGGCCTCCTTGACGATCGTGATGGCGCTCTCGTCCTCGTCCTCTTCGAAGAGCGCGACGATACCGGCGCCGATCATCAGCGGGATGGCCACCAGCAGGATGAGGGCGAGCAGGGCGCCCATGGCCGGGTCGAGGCCGAGGGCGATGAACCAGTGTGCAAGCTGCTGAGTGATGCTCATATCGACGCACTCCGTTATTAATGTATTAGTTTATTTACAGGTCAGGCTGCAGTGGATCGCCAGAAGGCCCAGGCGGGCGGCGGCGGGTCCTGATGCACGAGGTACACCGGCACTTCATCGTCAACGAGGACGCGGCCGTCGCCCCATACCATGGCGGAGCTGTGGCGCACGCTGCGGAAGCTGACCGGGTCAAAGACTTCGGCCGCGACGCGGACGAAGTCCTGGTCCAGGACGAACGAGACGACACCAGCGAGGCGCCCGTCCTCGTCCAGGAGGTGAGCGCGGGAGGCGCCGAGCTGGTTACTGCTGAACGGCTGGAAGTTGAACATGTGGAGATCCTCGTGGCTCATGGCCACCTTTACGTGCGGTTTACCTTGGCCACCTTTACGTGCGGTTTACCTTGGCCACCTTTACGCACCGTCACCCCTAGCTCCAGCGGAACGGCACGCCGAGGTCGATGAGCTGCTCAAGCGCCCAGGAGTTCGCGCTATGCCGGCTGCGGCAGTCGAAAACAAGGGCGTCGCACAGGTCGCTGGTGAGCCGGCTGCCGTCTGGGAAGTCCACGATGGGCCTGCGAATGACCACCGCGGTGCCTTCGTCGTCCTCGACGAAAAAGGCGATCTGTACGAGGCACCCAGCCAGCGCCAGGTCCTCGAGCTGTGCCTCTACCTGACGTCCCATCACGCGGCTCCCAGTTGGTCAACGGCGCGCAGCTGCTCGCCCAGGGCCTTGGCCAAGGCATCGAAGTCGATGGCCTCGCCACGCTGCTCCATGAGCGCTGCAATCTCCTGCGGACGCTTGGCCAGCGCAGCCACCATGTCGCGCTCTCCCAGTTCGGCAGCGACGGCGGCAGCGGCCGGCAGGGCACCGGGATTCTCCAGGTAGTCGGACAGCTTCAGGCGGCGCATCTTGATCACGCTGTTCGACCGGTACGGCCTGAAATTGTGGCGCTCGGCGCAGAGGTTCTGTGCCTTCTTGAACGCCGAGCCGTTGAAGTCGGCCGGAATGTACATATGGTGGGTTTGGCCGGTCAGGGCGTGGGTGACGCTGACGAAATAGACGTTAGGCAGCGGCAGGTCGGTGTCTTGGCGGTTCGGTTGCATGGCGTGATTCCTTCAGGTGTAGGCCGGTTCTGGCGGTGAGATTCCCGTCACCTATTGGGTGAAGCTGCCGGCGTTTTGGTGGTTTCGGCACTATTGCCGGTATTTTCCGGTACTTTTGCCGGAATTTTCAGAACTTTTTCAGCGGCCTTTCGGCGGCTTTCTCATGGTGTGAGGCGCGCGAATGTGCGTGCACGCGCGCGCGCGCGAAAAGAAAAAAGCCGCCCGAAGGCGGCTTGGCTCAGATAAATCGAGTCATGAATTTTTGCCCGACTCTGCAAGGCTTGCCGAACCTTGCCAGCCAAGCGGGCGCGCCTTCCACAGCGAAAAACAGCGCGCCGGTATAGTCGCGACCCCAGAAAATCCCGAAAGGCGAGAAAGTTTTCAGCATGTAGAACTCCAAAGGCGCCTGAGCGGGCGCCTGTATTTACAGGTTAATGGACGGATTCGTCCCGTTAAACGGCTGCGACTTTGCCGCCGGCGCGCGTCGCCTTGCCAGCTTGGCCACTTTTCAGCAGTTCGGCGGCCTTGTCGGCGTCTACCGGCTCGACTTTGCTGGCCAGTTGACTCGCAACAAAGTCAACCGTGACGAACAAATCTGACAGTTGCTTGGCCAGTTCGCGCGCCTCTTCTGCCGTTGCGGAAAACGCTTTCGAATTGATCGCGTCGAGAGCTTTGGTCAGTTGATTGGCAACGGTCGAAGCCTTCAAGGTGACCGGCTTTTGTTCCTTTTCGGCCTTTTCCAGCGTGCGCCATTCGTCGAAAGTCAGCGCGAAGTCGGCAGCCTCGACAATGGCCGGCTTGCCGGCGTCGTCCAGTTGCGCCGGATTGGCGAACTTTTGAAAGCGCGGATTATCGGCTTTCATCCGGGCGACAATGTAACGGCCGGTTTTGGCGTCGAGCTGAATTTGCGGCGCATGGGCCTTGATATAGGCCGCCACTTCGCCCCCCAACTTAGACAGCTTGCCAGTGGTCAGGCGAAAGGCGCCGTTTTGCAGCATGGCGTTCAACGGCTCGATGTTGTGATGGGCGACCGCGTGAATCGCACAGTAATTCGCCCATACGGTGATCGCCTCGGATTGAGCGGCAAGGCCCTTGCCAAAGGCTGCGACTTGTTGGGCGGTGATGACTTTGCCGCGAATGGTGATGGTGACTTTGTTTGCTTTGGTCATGGTGTGAACTCCGGTCAAATTGGCGTGGTTTCTAGTTTCTGAATGCTTTCTGCAATGTGCCCGGAGCGGGCACATTGTCGAAGGCACTATGCGAGCGGCTGGCATCCCAGCCGCTCGGTTCGTTTCCGTGCTCCGGTCGATAAGGCCCGTTTGTGGCGCCGTGCGCCGCTCGACTTTGGCGCTATTGCCGACACTGGCGGCGATAGCAGGCGAGCGACACACAAAAGGCGCAAGGGGGGCGCAGATCGAGGGTCGGAGCGTTGAGTTTTTAATGATCCGGCAACCTGTATTTACGGGTCGCCCAATGCAGTGCGAGCCGTCATCTCGATCGTCCGGCAAAGCTTCGCCACCCATGCCCGTAGGCTGGAAAGCGGGGAGAATTGCAGGCCGTGGCTTTGACCGTCTGGCGTGTTGCCTCTTGCGCTTTGGTTCCACTATCGGCAATCGGCGCCAGTGTCGCCGAAAGTTCGTCCAGTAGTGGTAGCGCCAGCCCTTGTCAGACAATGGGCGAGACTATCCGCAACGGCACAAGCTGCACCGTCGTGACTCTAATCAAAACCGCTCGGTCAGAGCGGCAAGCTAGCGGGTTTAAAGAACGGTCAGGGCAAGCGCGAGGCCAGCCAAGCGGGGCGATGGAGCCGACCCCGGCGGTCAGCAGTATTGCCTGACCACGGGACGAACTATACGCAAGCAAAACGATAGAAACAAGCGTCAAGCATGGAAAAGCTAAGAATATAAAAGCATAAGAAGATAACCCCGTCCCCTCTTTTTGGTTATAGAGCCCCCAGGCAGCCCGCCTACCTCCACGAGCAAAATTTTTGCAAATTCCATATGTGATTATGTTGTTATCACAGTAATTCGCCGATTTTCGCTAAAAGTTGCACGGTCAGGCTTTACAACGGCCGCCTCGCCGAATAACCTCCGAATCTTCAAATACAGGTTTACAGGTTCACAGCCTGAAATCACACAAGATCGGAGTCCTCAATGAGCTACGCCACCAAAGCCGACCTCGTCGCCGAAGTCGCCAGCGCCACCGGCCTCACCAAAGCCGCCGCCAAACAAGCAGTCGAAGCCACCCTGGCCGGCATCAGCAAGCTGACCTTCGACAAGGGCCACCTCACCCTGCGTGGCTTCGGCAAGTTCCGCGCCCGCCGCTACGCAGCTCGCCTGGTCAAGGGCGGAGTAGTCGGCCACGAAGTGCAAGTACCTGCCCGCACCGTCCTGACCTACAGCGCCAACCCCGACCAGACCCGCGTCGAGGCATAAGTGGGCGTAGTGATCCTGCTGAGCTGTGTCGGCGTGACCGGCATAGCCGCATGGCTCCTGATGCGAAAGGCCCTCCAGGAGCTGGAGTCGGCCTGCCGCTGCACCACCTACAGCGACGGCATCTGCACCACCTACAGCGACGGCATCTGCACCACCTACAGCGACGGCAGCTGCGCCACCTACAGCGACGGCAGCTGCACCACCTACAGCGACGGCAGCACAGACGCTGCGAAGGACGCGGACCAATGACCCCCGAGAATTTCTGCCTGATCATCGGCGGTGGTAGATGCTGAACCGCCCCGACACCACCGACGAATCCCGCAGCCGGCGCCAGGTCAACCCGCACACTGACCTCACGCCATACGGACGCAGTGACGAGCTGGGCGACGACCCCAGCCTCCATCGGGCCGTGCAGGACGTCATCGGAGCACTGCGGCAGGACATGCTGTCCTCGGACATCCAACGATCGATCATCGATGCGATGAGCCCGTCTGCGCGCCGCGACATGGTGGCCAAGATCGCCGGCCTCGAGGCCAGTGTCCTGATGACGTTCAAGCAGCAGATCCAGCTGGTCGACACCGTACTGCGCCGGATCGTGAACCCGGATGGCACAGTCACGGCCACCGCCGAGGACTACGACATCCCGCTGAAGGACGCCATGAACCTGTCGCTGAAGGTGACCCAGGTGATGGTCCGCGACCTGCCAAAGATCTACACGATCGACCGAATCCAGAAACAGGAGGAGGCGCTGCGCCGCGTCATGGAGTCGCACCTGACCAGGCCGCAGCAAGAGGCGTTACTAGCGGAGTTGGAGCGAATTGAGATGGGGGAAAGCTGATCCGACGAAAGGATTAATCCGCGATTTCGGCTGAAATAACAGCGGTTACAGCGGAATCAGATATTGACCTGCATGAAAAGTGGACATTTCGCAGTGTGACAAACCACAGGCGCCAGAGCATCATCTGCTCCCGACGATAACTATAATGTCAAAAAGACATCACAAGGCAGCCTTGCGGGCACCGATCTGACTTTCACAAATAGGTAATGCAACACAATGGACAAGTACCTGATGTTCGGCTTCTTGCCAATTCGCGTCTCCCCGGAAGGGACCTGGACAGCGGACACAGGCAGCCGATTGGTTGACCAAATCGCAAATACAGGCGCCCGCATGGCCCTGCTGTTTATCGACTCCCTGGAACGAGCGTTCGACGTGCACCTGCCGGTGAGCGTGGTGCCGGCCCAGGGGCTGCCAGCAACACAGTCGTAAGGGAACGGGAAGAGATGACGGCTTCTGCGGCTAGTAGACTCAGGATGCAGCTCAACCGCGAGGAAGGGATGCGTGAGCTGGACAAGGTCGTACTCAAGTACGGCCGCGTCAACGGGAAGCCGTACTCTTTCAAGGACCACGAGTTCCAGCAAGAGATCATTCGAGACACCAGCGCTCGAATCGATGTCCAGAAATGCTCCCAGGTGGGCCTCTCCGAGGTGATGGTTCAGAAGACCATCGCCATGGGTGCCACGATGAAGCACATCCGGATCATCTTCACGCTGCCGACCCGCGATATGGCGATGCCGTTCTCCAAGGACCGCTTCGACACGGCGATCGACAGCTCAGACTTCTACAGCGGGTTGGTCCACAAGGCCAGCAACAGCGCGAGCCAGAAGAAGATCGGCACCTGCACGCTGTATATCACCGGCTCGTTCGGTGCCAACAGCGCGATCTCGGTGCCGGCCGAAGTGGTGATCAGCGACGAAGTGGACTTCTCCAACGAGGTCGTGCTCGGCAAGCTGAACTCCCGCCTGCGCCACGCCAGCATGGTGGACGAGATGGGCAACCGTGGCATGCGGATGCGTTTCTCGACTCCGACCGTTGACGACTACGGCGTGAACAAGGGCTTCCTCGCTGGCAACCAGATGCACTACATGGTCAAGTGCCTGGGCTGCAAGCAGTGGGTTCTCCCGGACTTCGACCATGACTTCATTGTCCCTGGGTTCGACGATAGCATCGTCAAATTCGGCCGCGAGGACGTCAGCGATCCGCGTTTCCGTATCCAGGAGTCGTACATCAAGTGCCCATGCTGCGGCAAAGACCTGCAGCAGGCACTGCTCAACCCCGATCGCCGCCAGTGGGTGGCCAAGCGGCCGGACGTGTGGGACCACAGCTACCAGGTATTCCCCTGGGACGTGCCCAAGTACAACACGCCGCCGGCGATCATCAAGCAGATGGGTGACTACCCGCTGCGCAGCGACTTCTACAACTTCGTCATCGGGTTGCCACACAGCGACGCCGAGAACAACTTCACAGTGACCGACGAGCATCGCAAGCGGGTCAGCGACGTCGATCTGTGGATATTCCAACAGTGGGCGGTGACCTGCCAGACCATCGGCGGCATGGACATCGGCAAGATCTGCCACTTCGTCGTCAAGGCGAAGGTTGGCCGCCACTGGCATGTCGTCTGGGCCGAGAAGATCCACAACACCCGGGAGAACCCGGCGACCGGCCAGGTGATCGAGCGCTACGACTACTTCCGCATGGCCATGCTGTGCATCGACGCCGGGCCAGATATCACCCTGGTCAACAGCCTGGTCGGCGCCCGGCAGGGCATCCGCGCCGTGGTCTACGTCGGCAAGGTCAGCGGCATTTTGCCTATCGACGAGAAGGCCGATGGGATGGTGGTGAACGCGGATCGGACGAAGACGCTATCGCTGCTGCTGAACAAGCACAACGCAGGGGAGATTCACTACCCGATGCGCGAGGAGATCACCAAGGAGATCTTCGAGCACCTCAAGACCACCAAGAAGATTCGCGCGAAAGGGCCGGACGGGGAGATGGTCGAGCGGTTCATCAAGACCAACGATACCGACCACTGGGTGCACGCGCTGAACTATGCCAACGTCGCAGCGCTGCTGGTCGAGGACCTCGGCCTGTCGGCGATTATCTCGGCGCCGCCGAGCGTTGGAAAGGTGAAGGTCGGGAGCAACGCTGGCAACAAGCCAGTGTCCAGGACCGGCTGGTGATCAAGGGTTGCAGAGCTTCTCGTTGAGCTCGTCCACCGGCGAATCGCTATAGCGGTCACGCAGCTCGAGCACCCTTGTCTGGAGGATGAAAGGCGCCCACTCAGCCCAGCGGCCGTCCGCCGTCTGGTACTTCACCTCTCCGCACACGACGCCGGGCGCACCGTCGGCGACGTTCCTGAACTGCACGCTGCTCGGGTTGCCGATGAAGTTCGTGTTCTTCGCGGCGTCCACCAGGCGTCCATCTGTCTCGTCTTTGCACGCTGTCAAAGCCAGCAGCGCCGCGGCAGTGAAAATAATTTTGCGCACGCTTCGCACCTTATCCCTGTGATTTCTGAGGGTAGCGGCAATCCGCCATTTCAGGCAACCCCCCAGGGTAAAATAGCCTATTGCGTCAAGGGGTTACATCCACAATAATCCGCCTAATTCCTGTAAACCTGTAAATACAGTTGATGGCGAAACGCTCACCAGGTTCGGCTTCATCTCGGTACCAGCAAGCTGGTTCGAATGTTGTGCTGCCTACGAGAAACCTCGCAGGTAAGGCCAGAGCGAAGCGCCCAGGATCTGACTTCGACCGTGGTCAGTCGATCCGAAACGAACTCAACCAGTACGTTTCGAAAGCGATCCGCGATATCCGCGAGCGGTCCGATGTCAACGACATCATCCGCACGCTGATGCGTGAGGACGGCCTCTTCAGCTCGGCAGCCAACAGCATGGTGGCATTGGCAGCCAACAGTGGCTATCGCCTGGCCTGCTACAACGCAGAAGGGGCGATGGACCTGGCAGTGATGGGCACCGCCTACTCGCTGCTGGACCGCCTGAGCACGCTGCACGACTACAGCCAGGGCTTCAACGATAAGCCGGGCATGCAGTCCCTGCTGACCACCCTGCAGATCGATGTGATCGGCACCGGCGGCTGCGGTGTCGAACTGGTACTGGACAAGACGTTTGGACCTGAGCGGCTGGTCCCGGTGGGCTACTCCACGGTCCAGTGGGAGGCCGACGGCAAGGGCGGGCGCTACCCGACGCAGGACAACGGCGAGATCGACCTGAACCTGCCGACCGTCTTCATCGCCGAGCACAACCGCAACGCCGACGAGGCATATGCGGTGAGCCTGCTCCGTCCAGGCCTGACGCACACGATCAACTTCAACGAGTTCCTTGAGGACACCAACCGCGCAGTGAACCGCACTGGGCATAGCCGCCTGGTGGCGAAGCTGCTCAGCGAGAAGGTCCTTGCCGCGGCGCCTGACCAGGTCAAGAACGACCCTGCCAAGCGGAACGAGTTCTTCAATCAGGTCCGCACCCAAGTCGAGGAAGCTCTCGAAGGGTTGGAGCCTGAAGACGCCCTGGTCGCCTACGACTCGGTCGAGTACGAGGTCAAGGACACCGGCGGCAGCAAGGCTGACTACAGCCCGATGCTGACCACGCTGGGCAACCTGCTCGGCGCATCGCTGAAGACGCCGGCGTCGGTCAGCGGCCTGCGTGCCGCCGGCGGACAGGGGCTCTCCAACGCCGAGACGCTGATCTACCTCAAGGTGGTCGAGGCAGCTCGCCCACCGGTGGAAGAGGTGATGAGTCGCGCCCTGACACTGGCAGTCCGCCTGCTGGGCGTGGAAGGTCACGTCTACTTCGAATTCCTGCCAGTGAACCTCCGCCCGGAGGAAGAGCTGGAAGCCTACAAAGGCACCAAGCAGAAACGAGTTCTTGAGCTGCTGAGCCACGGCCTGATCAACGATGCAGAGGCCTGCTACCAGCTCGGCGTGCGCCCACAAGGGCTCATCGGGTTGCTGGCCGGTACCGGCTTCTACGGCAAATCCGCGCCGACCGGAGAAGGTGAGCGTGAGAGTTCGACCGGCCGCGCGCTGAACCCAGGCACTCCGAGCAAATCCGGGGGCGACGACCAATGACCCGTGACGACTACCAAGGCCTCGCCCCGGTTGGGTTTGGCGAAAGCATCTCCAAGGAGACGATATGAAGTTCCGCACCTGGCTGGGCACCGAAGAGGCGCTGGCTGAGCTCGATCGCTTCGAGGCGATGTACGCCGGCCAGCCGCCGGAGAAGCTGGCCTACGACGAAGACGGCCGCCCGTCCCTGGACAAGGACTTCAACGTCTACAGCGACCGCAAGGGCCTCTACCTGCTCGAGCGTATCGGCAACATCGCCGTCGTCAAGGTACATGGCTCGCTGACCAACACGCACCGTTGGTGGCACGAGTACCTCGCCGGCCAGGTTACCAGCTACGAAGCGCTGGCCGACGCGCTGCAGATCGCGGCCAACGAAGAAGGCATCACTGAGATCCTGATGGATTTCGCCACCGGCGGCGGCGTCGTCCGTGGCCTGGACGTGATGTCTGAGACGATCCGCCGGGTGGATGCCCGCAAGCCGGTCTACGCCCACACCGATTCGCACTCCTTTTCCGCCGGCTACTGGCTGGCCTGCACGGCGCGCCGGGTCACAGCCTCCCGCATGGCCGAGGTCGGCTCCATCGGCACGCTCATGGTCCTGTCGACCTACGTCAAGGCTGCTGAGAAGGAAGGCATCGAGTACCACGTCTTCCGCGCCGGCGAGTTCAAGGCATTGGGCCTGCCCTACGAGACCCTGGACGACAAGGCCAAGGCGTACATCCAGGAAAACCTCGAGAAGACCAACAAGTTCTTCCTCGAGCACGTATCCCGCAACCGAAACCTGATGATGAGCGAACGCGATCGTTGGGCAGAGGGCAAGACCTTCTTCGCTGAAGAAGCGCTTGCGGTAGGACTGATCGACCGAGTTACCACTCTGGCCGATCTCATCGGAAGCGCCGCTTCCACAACCACCACCAGTGACCCCCGGAGATTCGAGATGAACATCTCTGCTGAAAAACTGGCTCAGATTGCGGCCGGCGCCGACCCGAAAACGGTCCTGACCGCGGAAGAGCTCAAGCAATACGAGGCGAGCCTCGAAACCCCTGAGCCCGAGGCCAACGAAGGCAACGGCGAAGGCGGCGACGAGCCGGAAGCCGAAGAGCCTGAAAAGCCGGCCGCTGAGGCCAGCACTGACCCCATGGCGCTGATGAAAGAGATCGGCCGACTGGAAGCCAAGCTGGAAGCTGCCGAAGCCGACAACGCCACCCTGCAGCAGGCGCTGGCAGGCCGTGACGCTCAGATGGCTTCGCTGCTGACCGTCGCCCAGGTCGCCGTCGGCAACCTTCAGGCCGCGCTGCAGCGCCCGAAGGAGGCCAAGAGCACCGCTGCCGAGGTAGTCGCCCAGTTCAATGAGCTGCAGGGCGACATGGCCAAGCGCTTCAAGATTGGTCAGCAGACCACTACCCCGACCGAGGACACCACCCGTGCTCAGGTCACCACGTCGTTCCGTCACTAACTGAGGAGGCCAGCCATGGCTGATTTCGAATTCAATGTGCTGACTCACAGTCCTGAGCGACTGAACGTCATCGCCACCAAGCTCGGCCCCGATGCCGCTACCAAGTACACCGACAAGGACAAGCGCAAGGCTGTCAAGTTGGGTCCGGTCGGCAACCACGTCCTGTGCGTGGCAGGCGACGAGATCGAAGGGTTCATCGACAGCGTCGAGGCGGCTACCTCCGGTGGCTTCTCCTTCGGCGGTGTGGCGCGCGGGAACCGCGGCTTCCGGGTCGAGGCTCAAGTGGGTGCAGGTCAGGGCGCAACGCCGGTGGCCGTAGGCGACCTGGTGGTTGCCGATGACCAGCTGGCGATCGGCACTGCCGGCAAGGCGCAGGTCAAGACCGGCACCCCGGCCACCCACAAGTACCGGGTGATGAACGTCAAAGGTACCGGCCTGGCCGGCACCACTGTCGTCCTCGAACTGCTCTAAAACTTGGCGAGCAGACCTGTATTTACAGGTCTGCTATCCCCCAGATATACAGGAAAAAGTCAGTATGAAACCATTCAAACTAGAATACTGGGCCAAGGACGAGAAGGGCGGCAAAGTCCTGAAGTCGGTCGACGTCACCGTCGAGGCCTACAAGCACGCAGCTGAGAAGGGCATGACCCTGCGTCAGTACGTCAAGCACCTGGCGTCCGATTGGGACCGCAGCATGGGCGACCCGCTGGACCAGATGTACGCCAACTCCGGCCTGCTCGACGGCCAGAAGTTCGGCATGCCGGCGATGACCCTGCAGGACATCGCCAAGGCCCAGCTGGCCGACGGCTTCCGCCGCCCGGACGGCAGCGACAACAGCCTGGGCGCCCGCCTGCTGTACCCGCAGCTGATCCTGGAAACCATGCAGGCCAACGCCCTGCGTGACGATGGCAGCGACATTCTGGCGATCTGGGAAAGCCTGATCGGTGTCAGCCGCAACATCAACGGCACCAAGGCCGACCAGCCGATCATCGACACCTCCGCGCCGGAAGGCAGCCGCAGTGGTCGCATCGCCCAGCTGGCGGAGCCGGAGACCATGATCTCCATCACCACCGGCGACAAGTCGTACCGCATCCCGACCAACTCGATTGGTCTGATGATCTCCGACGAGGCCATGGCCGCCACCACTATCGACCTGGTTCGCACAGTCATGGAAGCGCAGTCCCGCGGTGACCGCATCCGCCGCGCCATGGAGCAGCTGAAGTCCATGGTCCAGGGCGACGTCGACGCCGGCATCAGCGCCCTGCCAGTCACCAAGATCAGCGAGTTCGACAGCTCGATCACCACCAACGGTGTGATCACCAAGCGCGCCTTCATCAAGTGGCTGCACAGCAAGCAGAAGATCTGCAACCTGAGCCAGGTGCTGACCGACATCGACACCGCCATCGACATCGATGACGCCCTGCTGCCGAAGGTCACCGGTACCGACTCGTCCAAGATCGCTGCACCGTGGGGCGGTCTGAACCTGGGTATCACCCAGCCTCGCATCGTGCCGGTGGACGCTGACGTGTTCGGCGCCGCGCACCTGGTCGGCCTGGACCCGCGCTACGCGATCCAGCGTTTCGTCAACGTGTCGGCTTCCTACGACGCGATCGAAGAGTACGTGATGCGCAAGGCGACCGGCTTCCGCGTCGACTTCGGCGAGATGTCCACCCGCCTGTACGACGAGGCGTGGTCGGTAGTCAGCCTCGAGGCGTAACTGATCGGGGCCGGCTCCGGCCGGCCCCGCTCCAAGGAGAGCAATTATGGCTTTGAAGAAAAGTGAAGCGTCGGAGCTGGCAGCGGCGGAAGCTGCGCTGGCAGCCGAAGCGGCAAAGGCCGAGGAAGAAGCCAAGGCAGCCGAAGCGGCAAAGGCCGAGGAAGAAGCCAAGGCAGCCGAAGCGGCAAAGGCCGAGGCAGCTGAGAAGGGCGAAGGCCTGGTTCTGGTCAAGGTCGTCAACCTGACTCACTCGACCCTGTACCAACACTCGACCGGCCTGTCCATCGGCCCGAAGGCCGAGAAACCCCTGCTGAACGACGGGTGGCTGGCAAACCAGCTGAAAGCCCGGCTGCTGAAGCGAGTGTGACCCATGAGCCTGTTCAGTTTGACCACGTTCGACCAGATCCGAGGTGTGCTCACCGTCTCTCAGGCAGACCTGCCTGACGAGGTGCTGGCTTCCTACGGCCTGGAGGACGACTTGGCTGTCGATCTCGACGACTGGGCGGGCGACTGGAAGGCGATGTCCGCGGCAGGCTCTGCAGACACCGCCAGCGAGGAGGACACCAAGCGTTATCGCTTGCTGAAGCTGTTCTCCAAGTATTTCTGTGCGGCCCAGGTTGCGGCCACCGCACCTGTGTTCGTGCTCACCAAGACCTCGGATGGCTCCAACGAAGGGCAGAGAGGGGATTCTGAGGGCTTCCTGTGGCTCCAGAAGGCGATGCTTTCCAAGGCCTCGCAGTACCGGGAGAAACTCCTGGACCTGCTGAGCGTCGCGCCGGTGGACAGCTCGCTGACCTTCGTTTCCCGCGTAGCGCCGGCGCGTGACCCAGTTACCGAGGCTCGCAGCGATGTTTCTTAACAAGATCGCAGCGAAGAAGATCACCGAGCCGATGGAGGCATGGGACGAGACCACTGAGTCGTTCGTCCCAGGCTTCATTGGCCGTATCGACCTGACCGACCGGTTCCTGTCGAACTTCAACAAGCCCCTGCGCCGGCGGATGCTCTACACCGAGTTCGGCACCACCTTTCCGGCCAGCAGGACGTTCCGCCACCCAGGCACAGGGCAGGTCTACCTGCTCGGCCAGACGCGGTCTGATGCGCTTGACGGCCAGCCGTACGTTGACCTGACGGTGTGCCACCTGGCCACCGACGAGCCGAACGGAAGCGCGGGGCTGGCCACGATTTACCGGAAGTCCCCGGTAGGCCCGTCCAACGACCCAGGCTGGTTGGTTGAGCAACAGGTGGCCAAGGCGTTCGTGGACCTGGAGTTCCGCACAAGCGCCAACGAAGCGGACACCTACGAGGTCAAGGTGGAGAATTTCTTCGCCTTCCTGCCGGCGCACATCAAGTGTGAGGAGTGGGATTTCCTTGAACTTCACGGCAAGCGCTACCGAGTTGTGGACACATTCCCGGACAGCGGCCTTGCCGGCCTGCGCGTGGATGAGGAGCCAGACCATCGGCTCGACTTTGTGCTGCATGTCGACGGCGAGAAGGTCTACAACCGGACCACCCACCAGTGGGACCTGACCACTGCATCGTTCAACGTCACGGGCGTGCTCACCAAGTACCGCGATTTTGCGCTATGGGCGGAGGATTCTGAGAGCTACTTCGAAGTGGTGATCGATAAGGCCCACATCGGGATGCGCCCAGTTCCTTCGACCATGTCGCTGGAGATTGAGGGCAAGCGCCGGATTATCCGCCAGGTCTCCACGCAGCCAGGCGAGCGCCAGTACATCCTGAGGTGTCAGTGATGGCCGGCGATAAGCGCTTCTCAGGACAGGCAAACCAGCTGGCAGATGCCGTAGGGCAGCTGTTCAACCGCGCCATCCGATCCGCTCTGCTGGAAGGGTTGGAGATGGCGATACGGTCGACCAAACACGACTCCTCCAACGCCGCTGCTCACTGGATGCTTGCAGGGGAGAGCAAAAGCCGCCCGTGGCAACGACGGCTCGGGCGCATTAGGGATTTGCGAGGCACCAAAGGTGGTCGGGCTCCGATTCCCCCAGTTGGGTTCCGCCGGGACGGCGGAAAGAATCTGCCGGCGACGGTGAGGTTTGTCCGTGAACGCGAGCTGAAAGAGGTGCTGGACGACCTGGTCTCAGGCCGCCGCCCTGAGTTTCGCTTCTACTTCTACAACGCGGTCGGAGCGGACGAGGACTATTCCACGAACGCCAACATCGCCGAAGCCGGTAAAGAGGCGGTGAATCGAACCCTCGTCGCCGCGGCCCGCCGGATCATCGCCGGCAACACGAGAAAGGTACCGCTCTGATGCTGCAGTCCATGACTGATTCGCTCGCCTTCATCCGCGAGATCGTGTTTGAGCAGGTCGCGCCAGGGACCCGGTTCGCGTTCAGTTTCACCGACGACGCTGACGTTGGCGACCTACAGGCCGGCCCGCTGTTCGACCAGAACGAGGAGTTCTTTCTGTTCGAGGCAGAGCTTGCCGACACCAAGCGGGCCGGCGTCAGTGCAGTCTCTCCGACCCGATGCTGGGGGGAGTTGGTGGTCAGCCTGCTGACCAAGGACAGCATGCGGGAGATACCAAACAAGCGACGGTTGGAGGAGGTCTCCAACTGGTTCGCAGAACAGACGATCCGGGGTATCCGGTTTCGTACCTTCACCCCGTTGAGCACGACGAAGGTGATGGGCTTCACGTCGTACAGCGGCGTGCTCAACTTTGATTTTGACATCTCGAGAGGGTAACCCTATGCCAGTCAAGAGCTTTACCGATACCTCCGCCGTTTCGCTGGCATACGCGATCGGTGACGGAACCACTGCCGCCGAGTTCGCCGGCCAGACGTTCAACTACATCCCCTTCACCACCGAAGGGTTCAACATGGCCAAGGAGGCGAAAACCTCCACTGCGATCACCAACGATCGCCGCCAGAGCAACTCCAAGAACACCAAAGGCAGCGCCTCCGGTGCGGTCACCCTGGAGTTCGGCGCCACGCCGTTCATCCAGGACATGCTGTCGCTGGGGCTGATGAACGAGTGGGCTCCGGTCGATGAACTGGACACCACCAAAGGCGTGTTCATCACCGACGGCGACATCAAGAAGTTCATGGCGGTGGAGAAGACGGCCAAGAGCGGACCGGATGCCACCGACACGCTGTTCCATGAGCGCTACTACGGCACCATGGTCAACGACTTCACCCTGGAGTTCGGGGTCGGTGAGCTGATCACCATGGCACTGAACACCGTCTCGATGTTCGCCGACTACGCCAGCGCTGCCGCCGGCGCCAATGGCCTCGGCGGCAGTCTGGCAACCGCCAAGTTGGTGCCCGCCGACTACGAGATCGCCGACAGCTCGAACAACCTGAAGAACCTGGTGATCAAGGACCCCAGCGGCACCCCGCTGGAAGTTGTGTTCTCCGACGCCTCGTTGCAGGTGCAGAACAACGTGCGCGAGCAGCCCGGCCTCGGCCATGAGTTCGCCGCCGGCGTCGGCATGGGCAAGGTCGGGGTGTCGCTGTCCGGCGAGATCTACTTCTTCGACCAGACCATGCTCGACGCGCACATGAAGAACAAGCGCCTCTCCGCCGAGATGACGATCGAGACCGCTGACGGCACCTTCACCCTCTACCTGCCGAACCTGGTGTCGCAGAGCCCCTCCAACAGCGCCGACGGTGAGAACCAGGACTACAAGACCTCGCTGACGCTGACCGCGGAGAAAGGTGAGGTCACCATCGGCGCTGTTACGCGCACCTGCGCGATCGCCGTCGTCTACGTGGCGAAGCCGTAAGCGCAAACCTGTAAAGCTGTAAATATGGCCGCGCATCCATTAGGATGGCGGCCATCTTCATACAGAAACCAATCAAGGAAATCACATGCTCGATATCGATAGCTTGGCAGTGGACCCGACCGCGGCGGAAGAGGGGGTATGGGCCAACTTCATGGGTGCGCGATTCAAGATCGCCCGCCACAACACGAACAAGGCTGACGCACTGCGGGCCAAGCTGACCCTGGAGCGCTGGGACGAAGTTACAGCCGGCACCGAAGAAAGCGATCAGGTAGCAAATGAGATCAACGCCAAGGTCCTGGCCGAGACCGTTCTACTGGACTGGGAAGGTGTCGCCAAAGGCGGAAAACCGCTGAAGTACACCCCGAAAGTCGGACTGGACTACCTCCTGGACCCTCGGTTCCGCGACCTCCTGCAGTTCATCGAACGATTCTCCATGAACCGTGGCAATTACCGAGAGAAGGCCGAGGAACAGGCGGCCGAGTCGGTAAAGGATTCTGCCGCTTCCTGATCACGCACGGGGCGAAAGGGCTGCAGGCGATGAAGGCCCTCGAGGAGAAGTTCGGGAGAAAGCACCCCGCCCTCGAGGGGTTCGTCGAGCCACCGCCGGGTATGCGGTGGCTGGTAGATGCGTTCTTCCGCCTGCACAGGAGGCGGCAGCATGCCGAACACGGCTACCAGCCGCTGCAGTACCAGGAGATGTCCCAGTTTGCGGACCACGTTTTGCACCTCGACGCCGACCTTAGACCGCTCTTCTTCAGGGCCATGGAAGAGACCGATAACGGCGTTCTGTACGACCACTACGCAAAGGCCAAAGGCAGCGTTGATCAGCCGCCCGGCCAGAAAAAACCCCGCCGGCCGCCTCGCAGGTAACCACGCATGAGCAACAAGTTCGAGATCGACTTTTCCGAAGCGCTTCGGCAGCTGGCGGAGTTCCAGGCAAAGACACGCGGACTTGGAGAATCGCTGGATAAGGTCCAGCAGGCAGCAAAGGCCCCGGTTGGTGCAGCCGGCAAGCTCATGAAGGAAATGCACCAACACTTCAGCGAGCTGGAGAAGGCGCTTGAGCGTGTCGGGGTAGACGCGGAGGCAGCAGGGGCAGCGGTAAAGCGGTCTAGAGACACCGCCCAGGGGTTATTTTCCAAGCTAGCCGCCGACAACCTGACCCTGACGACGCGGGCCCGCGCGTACAACGGCGAGCTAAAAGAGCTGGAGCGGCTGCTCAAGGACACCGGCGCCAAGAGCAGTTTCGTCAAGTGGGCAGAGCGCACCAACAACATCACGGCCGAGCTCAGCAACCAGAACCGGTACCTGGTGAAAGCCATCCAGGCGGCTCTGACCGCCGAGGGGCAGTACAACCAGCGGCTGAAGGCCAAGCTGGCGACCAACCAGCGAATCCTGAATGCAGACGAGCTGCGCAAGCTCAAGACCATCGAGCTAGAGCACGCGATCCAGAATCTGGACACCGCCGAGGGCCGGGCGCTGGCCAGCGCGCAAGTTCGGATGAGCGCAACGCGCAAGGCGATTTCCGAGGACGAGCGCCGCAGGGAAAAGCTCAACGAGCTGGAGCGCCAGTACGCCAGTCTTCACGGAGGGATGGAGCAGGAAATCGTCCTGCTGCAGCGACAGATTGCCGAGCGACGTAAGCAGATCCTGGGCGACGACAAAGCACGCCAGTCGACGTCCGCGCTGACCCAGGTCCAGGCAGAGCAGAACGCCCAGCTGGCCCGCCAAGCTGCCTCGCTGAAGGCCAAGAATCAGGTTATGCAGGAGGTGGCGAACGGCCTGCATCGCATGACCCGCGCGGAGGCCGAGGCGATTGCCAAAGCCGAGGCGCTACGCGCTGCGACCAAGAAGAGCGCGGACGCCCTGCTCGATGAGGCGCGGTCAGCCCACGGCATGAGCAAGGCTCAGCTCGAGCTGAACAGAGCCAGGCAGGTCGAAATTGACCGCCTGGAGCGCCTCAAGGTCCAGAAGGACTTGATCAGCGGGGCGTACGGGCGAGAGCTCGCACAAACCCGCCGGCAGATCGCCGAGCAGGAGCGGTACAACCGACTGCTGGCCATGACAACCGCCGAATTGCTGGGGCTCACCAATGCCCAGCGGAGGCTGTCTCTCGCCCAAGCAACTGGATCGCAATCGGCAGCGATGCTGCGCGCCGGCCTCGCGGGCTTGCACACCAGCATCGGCATGTACACCAGTGCCACCATCGTGGCGGCGTCGTCCACCTATGCTATTGCCGCCGGCTTGCGCAGCGCCATCACCGTGGGCTCTGAGTTCTCCGCGACCATGTCACGTGCGGACGCCATCATGTCAACTTCCAGGCCGGCCTGGATGTCCGACAATGGCAGTATGGCCGCAATGGAGGTGCAGGTCCGAGCTCTGGGGCAGAGCACCGCTTATACCGCTTCGCAGGTGGCCGAAGGCCTCGGCGAATTGGGTATGGCCGGCCTGTCGGCCGGTGATGCCGTGCTGGCACTGCGCCCGGCGCTCGACCTGGCCATGATCGGCAACATCAGCATGGGCCAGTCCGCTGACATCGCCACCAACGTGATGATGACGTTCGGCAAGACAGCGGGGGAGCTGACCGAAGTGGTGGACGTGATGGCGACCGCGGTCACCAACTCCAACACCACCATCGAGCAGCTGGCGAACTCCCTGACCTACGCTGGCCCGGCTGCGCAGACCGCTGGCATCTCGATGCGCGACACCGTAGCGGCTATCGAGGCGATGGCCAACTCGGGTATCAAGTCGTCCCGCTCCGGTACGGCGCTGCGCCGACTGTTCGTCAGCCTGGTGAACCCGACGAAGAAGGGCGCGGAGATGATGGAGCAGTACGGGATATCCGTACTGGACGCCGAGGGCAAGACCCGCGGCCTCGTCGACATCGTTACCCAACTGAACAAGGCGCTGTCGAACGTCTCCGGCGCTGAGCGCCTCGGCGCGATCCAAGACCTGGTTGGTGTGTATGCGACCTCGCCAGTGGCAGCGCTGGTCGACCAGGCGGACAACCTGGTGCACCTTCGCAACCAGCTCGACAACGTGGCCGGCGCCGCTGAGCGCATGCGCGAGAAGATCGAGGACACCCTGTCCAAGGACTGGAACCAGGTCGTCTCGGCGTTCCAGGAAGTGCAGCTGACGGCCTTCGACGCCTACGAGATGCGGATGCGCGAGGGGTCGATGCGCCTCGCACAGTGGCTGGTCCAGCTTACTGAGCCGATCGAGACGCTGGCTGACGGATCCACGATTTCCCAGCTCGACATGATCCTTCAGCGAGCAGAGAGCCTTGCCCGGGTCATCGGTAACCTTGCACTGGGCTTTGTAGCGTTTAAAGCGGCCACGGTCGGCAGCAACTTGGTCGGGGCGCTTGGTACTGACCTGAGCAAGGTCGGCACAGTAATCGAGGTTCTAAAAGGAAAGTTAGCCTCCACAACCCTGAGTTTTAAAGCATTCGACGCCGCATCGCTGAAGGCCGCTGCCTCCGCTCGACTGCAGTACGCTGCCAACCACCCGCTGGCAGCTAGCCTGAATGTCGTCGGCAGCACGGCTAGAGGCGCTACGGCAGCGCTGGGTGGCATTTCCGTGGCCGTTGGCGCACTTTCCAAGGCGCTGGGCTGGGTAGGACTGCTATGGGGCATCTACGAGGCTGGTAAGGCTGCCTTCGGCTCCGACGCGCGCCAGGACATCATCGACCAGCGTGCAGAGGTGGATAACCTCAAGTCCAGCTACGAGCAGCTCAAGGAGGAGATGAAGAAGGTCTCCCTTGAGAAAGAGAAGGACGCCCTGCGTGGGAACGTCAAAGCCGACAAGCTGAGTATCGACCAGCTCCGCGAGCGCAACGCGACCATCCAAGCGACCCTCAACTCCAAGGGCGCTGGGCTCGATCAAGCCACGCGCGACTCGCTCCAAGCCATGGTCGAGGCGAACACCTACCAGATCACCCAGTTTGAAAAGCACATCGAGGCCACGAACAAGAAACTGGCTGAGATGGGAAGCTCGGCGCTGGACGCTGTCCGGGTTCAGGAAGACCAGATCACTGCCGCCCAGAAAGTGGTGGAGACCTACGAGCGGTACCTGGCTGCCAAAGCCGACCTCGACGCCAAGGCCGCTTCAGGCACAGCCACCGCACAAGACATGGATGGATTGAAAGCCGCTGAGGCAGCCTGGAGAAGTGCTCTGACTGCGGCGGCGTCGACCAATGCGAAGATCGCCGAGGTGAAGGAAAACCTCGTCTCCTTGGCTGAAATCTCTTCGGCGGACGCAGCTAAGCAGGATCAAGAGGCCCTGGCCAAACAACTGGAGAAGGACGCCAGCGCCACCCAAAAACTCGCCACCGCGCGCGGAGAACTGCTTCGGGTTGATCGGGAGATCAGTGAGCTGGCCGCGCAGGATAAGGCAGCCATTGAAGCGGGAACTGCGCGCCCAGGTCAGGACACCTACAACCGGCTGAGTGACAAACGGGCCGAGGTCTCAAAGCAGATCGCTGAGCTGGAAGCAGAGGCCAAGGGGGAGGCTGATGCGCTAGCTGAGGCCCGCCGCGCCTTGGAGGACTTCTACCGCACGGACCAGGAGAATCTGGCCGTGTTGCAGGAGGACCTTGCTGATGTGATGCTGCTGCGTGTGATCAATAACCAGCTGATCGCCGAGGGCGGGCAGCTTGGGGCCGAGGCATCAGTCGCCGAGGCGGACCGGCTGAAGCGCGAACTGGAGCTTCGTCAGCGCATTGCCGGCCTGCAGGAGCGTATTAACAAGCCTGCAGGTAAGCCAAAGAAGTCAGAGGCAGAGGCCGAACTCGAGCGGAACCTGAAGCAGGCTCAGTCCAGCTACGACGCACTTCGCAAGCAAGCTGACCCGCTCAGCGCCTCTCTGGATGAGGTCAACGAGAAGACCAAGCAGCTAGAGCTGTTGCATAAGCACGGCAAGATCACTGCCGAGCAAAAGGCGAAGGCTATCTGGCAACTGCGAAAGGCCCACTACGAGTTGGCCATCGAGCAGAACGCCAACTACCAGTCGCTCGAGAAACTCCGCGATTCCTACTTGGACTCGCCGTTCTCCGAAACGCTGGACGACATGACCGAACTGAACCGCTTGCTCAGGGAGAACAACGTCTCCTTGGCTGAGTACAAGCGGATCAAGGAGTCGATCAAAACCCGGGCCGTAGAAAGCGCCACCAATGGTCTGCCGACAGCCAACCTGCAGATGGGGGATGCGTCATCGACGCCGTTCACCGACTGGATGGGAGTGGAGATCGAGCGTGCCCAGGGGCTGTCGCAGTTCGGCAAGCGCAAGGAAGACCTGTTCACCGGGTATGAGAACGACGTCGATCGGATCAACCGTGAGTTTGAGGCCAGGCAGGCTGCGCTAGACGCTGAGTTCCTTCAAGAGGCGGAACACGCTGAACGGCTGAAACAGCTCGAGCAGGAAAAGAACGCTTCGTTGCTCACCGCGCACCAGACCTTCGCCGATCAGAGCATGGCCGTGGACGCTAAGCGGATTCAGTACGCCGAGCAGATGAGCCAGATGGCGATGATCTCCATGCTGGGCAGCGCCGAGAACATTCTTGGCATGTTTGCCAGCGCTGGTGAAGACGCGACTGCGGCGCAGAAGGCGGCGTTCGTTGCCCAGAAGGCGCTGGCGATAGCTCAGATCCTGATGTACACGCACCTTGCGGCTGCCCAGGCCATGACCATCCCCGGCGACCCGATGAAGGTGATGGGCATCCCGCTCGCTTCGATGATCACCGCACAGGGGTATGCGTCAGCTGCTCTCGTAGGTGGGCTGGCGATCGCAGAGATGTCCGGCGCGAAGACCGGCGGCTCATCCTACTCCGGCGCCTATGATGACGGCGGCTTCATCCCCTACAACTCCTACGGCATCGTCGGCGAATACGGCCCTGAGATCGTGCACGGCCCTGCCAACGTCACCTCCAGGGAAAAGTCGGCCAAGAAGATGGGCAACGGACAGGAGTTCAACATCACTCTGGCTCCGAATATCACCGTCGAAGCTGGTGGGGACTCCTCCGGCGGCAGCACCAAAGAAAGCGAGGCGAAAGCGCGCGAGCTGGCTGAGACCTTGAAAACGTCAGTGGTAGCGACCATGCGTAACGAGATGCGGCCAGGCGGCACTTTGGACACTTGGATCAAGCAGCAGAGGAAAGCCTGATGGAGAATTTCCCGGACATTGGCGCCCCGGACTGGGGCTTTGCCGACGATGACCCCGAGGCTGCGGTAACGCAGGTGCAATTCGGAGACGGGTACATGCTCCGGCAGCCGGAGGGGATCAATTACTTGCGAGACTCCTGGAGCCCGGCATGGTCGTCGCTGGATAAGGACACTGCCGAAGCGACCTACCAATGGCTGCGCCAAAGGAAAAACCTGAAGGCGTTTCTCTGGGTTCACCCAATCAGCGGCGAGCAGATCCAGGTTTTGTGCACTGCGGTTTCGCTGACCTACAACGACTACAACGATTACGCGCTGCGGACAACCTTCAAGCGCGATTTCAACCCCATATGACCTGTATTTACATAAATACAGGTTTGCGTTAAGGTTCGAGGACCTTTGCAGAGCGGTAGAAGATGAGCGAGCTGATCGCAACAGACGTACAGCGGTTGGAGCAGGACGCGATCGTCACCCTGTTCGAACTCGATGCGCGCCGGTTTGGCAGCGACCTTCTGCGCTTCTCGAACACGGTCGTGGATGGGCACGGGCCAGTATTCAACGGCTATCAGTACACGCCGCTGCCCATCAAGGCGGAGGGGTTCTCCTTCACCGGCAGCGGCACTATCCCCCGTCCGACGCTGACAATGGCGTCCAGGGACCTGGTTTTCCTCAGCCTTGTTGTGAGCTCGGACGACTTGGTCGGGTGTCCGGTGACCCGTATCCGCACCTACAGGAAGTACCTTGACGACGGGGCCACGCCCAACCCGGAAGCGATCTTCCCGCCGGACTATTACGTGGTCGAACGGAAGGTCGCCCAGCGCCGCACGCAAATCCAATTCGAGCTGTCCGCGAAGATGGACCAACAGGGGCGCATGATCCCCAACCGTCAGGTCTTGCGGGACGCCTGCTCTCACCGCTTCAGGTACTGGGCTAATGGCCGCTGGAACTACGACGGGGTGACGTGCCCATACGCCGGCGACGCGATGTACAAGGTCAACGGCGAGCCAACCGGAAACCCGGCCGAGGCCAAGTGCGGGAAGCGGGTAAGCGATTGCAAGCGGCACTTCGGCAGCAATGCGGTACTCCCGTTCTACGGGTTTCCCGGCGTAGCGAGGATCTGACGTGTTCGAAGAATTCGAAGCTCAGATCATGCAGCAGGCCGCAGAGGCCTACCCATTCGAGGGGGTCTGGCTGATCACCTCCGCAGGCTGCCGTCAGGCCGTGAATACCCACGAGAATCCTCAGCACTACTTCTCCATCAGCGAGGCGGACTCCCGCCGGGCTATGGCCGAGGGTCTTTTGGCAGTGGTGCACAGTCACCCCGGCGGAGTCGCCGCACCCTCCGCGGCGGATATGCAAGGGCAGATCAACACCGCAGTGCCTTGGGGCGTCCTGAGCACTGACGGGGTAGCGTCCTCGCGCATCGCCTGGTGGGGTAGGGGAGTCCCGAAGCAGCCCCTCATCGGACGCAAGTTCCGCCACGGAATTTCTGATTGCTACACGCTGATCAAGGACTGCTTTGAGATTGATCGAGGCGTCGAGCTGCCGGAATTTCCGCGGGACTGGGGGTGGTGGGAGAACAGCCAAAACCTGTTCATCGAGGGGTTTGCCTCCGCTGGCTTCATTCGAGTCGACGCGGAGGACGCAAGACCCGGCGACGTCTGGCTAGCCCAGATCCACACAGACGTCGTCTGCCACGGCGGAATTCTCCTCGAGGACGACCTGATCCTCCACCAGCTCGGCTCCCGCCGGCCGGTGGACGACAGCAGGCTGTCCGTTCGTGAGCCGCTGTTTCGCTACTACAAGCACATCACCCACTGGCTGAGGTATGTCGGTTGAAGAAGATCTTCCTGCACGGTCACCTGGGAGAGAAGTTCGGCCGGGAATTCGAGTTAGAGATCGAGAGCCCTGCCGAGACAGTCCGAGCTCTTGGTGTACAGCTTCCCGGCTTTACCGAGGCGATAAAGAAAGGCGCCTGGCATATCGTCCGCGGCCCCCTGGAAGAGGCGGACTCGGTGAGTGAAGAAGGCCTCTCGCTTTCGCTTGGACGGCAACAGGAAATCCACTTCATCCCAGCTATCGAAGGCGCCAACAGCGGCAGCATGAACATCGTGCTTGGGATCATCATCATCGCGGTTGCATGGTGGAACCCAATGGGGTGGGCAGCTGGCACTGCGCTGATGGTGGGCGCGGCCGGCGCAGGCCTGGCGCTTAGCGGCATCGTGATGATGACGACCAAGATTCCAGGCGTTGAGAGCGGACCAGAGCGGCCGGAGGAGAAGGCCTCGTATCTGTTCGATGGCCCCACCAACCAGTCGAAGCAGGGGGGCGCAGTTCCTCGCGGTTACGGCCGGGTGCGGTCCGGCAGCATCGTGGTGAGTGCTGGCATCTTCGCCGAGGAGTACGCCGATGACTGACCTGACTATCCACGGGGCAGGCGGTGGCGGCGGCGGATCGTCCAAACAGCGCACGCCGCGAGAAGATCCGAACACGCTCCGTAGTGTCTCCAAGGGGCGCATTCTCGACCTTATCGCCCACGGCCCGATCCACGGGCTGGTAAACGGCCTGCAGTCGATCTTCCTCGACGACACCCCGCTGCAGAATCCGGATGGCACCTTCAATTTCGAAGGTGTCACCGTCCATACCCGCAACGGCTACCCCGACCAGGATTACATACCGGGATTCCCTGCCGTAGAAAACACCATCAGCATTTCTGCCGAAGTCACGGCGGCGAATCCGATTGTTCGATCGACCACAAATCCTGAGGTCGACGCGGTAGTGGTAACCGTTCAGCTCCAGGGCCTCTCAAAAACGGACGCTGGGAACGGCGACGTCAAGGGTACGTCTGTGACGATCGGGATCGATGTCAGGTCCGGGAACGGCGACTGGACGCCTGCGGCGTTGAACACCATTGCAGGCAAGACGAACTCCGCTTACCAGAAATCCATCCGAGTGCCGCTCACTGGCACCGCGCCGTTCGATATTCGGGTCCGTCGAGTCACGCCCGACAGTGAAAGCTCTCGGATCGTCGACAAAGTTGCCTGGACCAGCATGGTCGAGATCGTCGATACGAAGCTGAGCTACCCGGATAGCGCTCTCGTAGGCATCGAACTGGACGCCTCGCTGTTCGGCTCGTCGATACCGAGCCGATCGTACGATGTGAAACTCAGCATTATTCGGGTGCCGAGTAATTACAACCCGTTGACCAGGACGTACACCGGCCTCTGGGATGGCCAGTTCAAGAGGGCCTGGACGGACAATCCTGCCTGGGCTTTCTACGACCTGGCGACGGACCCGGTGATCGGCGCCGACGTGAAGAACGTAGACAAATGGGCCCTGTACCAAATCGGCCGCTACTGCGACGAGCTGGTGCCAGACGGCTACGGCGGTATGGAGCCGCGCTTCACGATCAATACGGTTTTTGCTGAGCGCCGGGATGCAATCAATGTCCTGGCTGACCTCGCTTCGGTGTTCCGCGGCATGTGCTACTGGGGGTCGGACAGCCTCGTCCCGGTGGCCGACATGCCCGCCGACCCGGTAAAACTGGTCACCCCGGCCAACGTGGTCAACGGGGAGTTCGAGTACAGCGGTACATCACTGCGCGAGCGGCACTCCGTTGCGATCGTGATGTGGAACGATCCCGACGACAACTACCGCCAAAAACCTGAGTTTGTTGAAGATCCCGACAGCATTGAACTGTTCGGTTGGCGCGAGACGCAGGTTACCGCGCTGGGCTGCACCTCCCGCGGGCAGGCGCGTCGGCTAGGAAAGTGGATTCTGTACTCCGAGCGCTCAGAGACCCAGACCGTCAATTACACGGCTTCGATGGACCATGCGGACCTCAGGCCGGGCGATTTTATCGAGATTGCGGACCCTGACCAGGCCGGTGCAAGGATGGGCGGGCGCGTCATGGTGCCTGGCTCCAAGACGCTGACGTTGGACAAGGTGCCTGCCCAGACCTCTAGTGACACATGGTTCCTGAGTGTCACGATGCCGACCGGCCAGATCGAGCGCCGGCAGGTGCTCTCGTTTTCCGGTGACGAGGTCACCCTACAGGAGCCACTCAGCGCGGTCCCCCTGCGAGGCGCCGTCTGGGTGCTGACAAGCCTGTCCGTCACCCTGCCGATCTACCGCGTCACCGCAGTTTCGGAGGACTCGGAAAAGCTCGAGTACAAGGTCACCGCCACTGAGCACGACCCGACAAAGTACAACCGGGTCGAGCGTGACCTGATTCTACCGGACACTCCGGTCAGCTTTATCCCAAGCGGCCCGGTGTCCCCGCCGTCTGACCTCAGCGTCCGGCCGTTCAAATACCTGGCGGGAGGAGCTGATCACCAGGGTATGACCATCAGCTGGTCCGCGAGCCGCGACGTGCGTGTCGAGTCCTACCAGGTTGAGGTGATGGGCCCTGGCGAAATGGCTTACCGTACCGCCTATAGCGGTCCGGCCCTGTCGTTCGACGAGTTCGACACAGACCCAGGCGAATGGTTGGTTCGGGTCAGGGCCGTTTCGAGCAACCGGCGCTCGGAGTGGGTAAATCTGACGGTCAATGCGGCCGGCCTACTACTGCCAGCCCCTCCAGATTCAGTCGACATCGAGACGGCGACGTTCTCTGTCGCGATGACCCCTCGGAACCTCTACCCGGGCCAGCTGTATGAGTTCTGGCGCAGCGACGTCGCGCTGGCGACCGAGCAAATCCTCGACAACGCGTCGAGGGTTACGCTTTCAACGAACATGGTCGACGCTGGGCTGCGCCCAGACACCACCTACTTCTACTACATCCGCGGTGCCAATGTTTACGGCTACTCGGACTGGTTCCCCGCCCAGGCGAAGACGCTCCGCAACTTCGACGACATCGTTAATGCGATCGACGAAGACATCAGAAAGGAAGGCGGGCTGTTCGATCAGATTACCGACGAGCTGGGAGGCGATATCACCCGGGCGAGGGCAGTCGCTGATCAGGCAGCAGTCGACGCGGCGAATGCCTTGGAGACAGCTGAGGCGCTGGTTCCACGCCTTGACGGCGTCGTGGATGGGTTAACAGACCTGCAACTGATCGACCAGGCACAGGCAGTGAAGCTGCAGGCACTACAAACCTCGTCGGAAGGGTTTTCCGCGCTGGTGTCGGCTGAAGAAGCTACTCGCATCACCGAGGATGGCGCTCTCGCCAGCCGTATCGATACCACCGCTGCGAAGGCTGGCGCCAACGAAGCTGCGATCCGCGACCAGGGGTTGGTCCTGACTGCGGCGGACCAGGCGCTCGCGTCGCAGGTGCTGTCTCTGCAGTCGGCGGTAGAGGCCGTCGACCTCACTCTGACCGCCAAGATGACGACCGAGCAGCAGGTGAGGTCAACAGAGACCACTGCCTTGGCGAGCAGGCTGAACTCACTGGAATCCTCAGTCGGGGAGAACATCTCGGCGCGAGTGACCGAGGTCGAGGAAACGCTTGCGACGACGAACGAGTCCCTCGCGTCGAAGATGACTGAGCTCACCTCGAGCGTGAACGACCAGTTCGCAAACATCCGCCAGACCTACGCGACGGAAGCCTACGCCGACGGAGCAATGGCCAGAGCGGTGACCACGGTCACTGTAAACGGCAAGAAAGCCGTCTTTGGCATCTCCGTCGATAACCAGATCGCGGAGATCGGCGCGATTGCAGACCGGTTCTACATCTACAACCCCATCTCAGGCGACTACACGCTGGCCTTCGCTGTGGAGAACGGCACTACGGTGATCCGCGATGCCCTGATCCGTGACGCGTCCATCACCATGGCCAAGATTGCCGACTCTCTGCAGTCGGACAACTTCATCCCAGGGGAACGCGGATGGCGGCTGACCCGCTCCGGAGTCTTCGAGATCAACGGCTCAGGCAGCGGACAAGGACAGCTGGTACAGACCAACCAGACCATCAGCGTTTACGACGGAACCGGCAGTCTGCGTGTGCAAATGGGCAAACTCGGATGAACGTGTACGGCCTGAAGATCCTATCCCCAAACGGTACCACGATCATCGACCCAGACGACTACACGGTCCGGATGGTGGAGGCGCGCATTTACGACGGAGGAATCGTCACCGAGAACGATCCAAGGTATTACCGAGTGAACATGTCGCCAGCGGTCAGGGCAGGTATGTTCGCGGCGGTTTGCCCTCTGTATGCGATTCCAGAGGGCAAGCGCATGTTCGGATTCGGCGATGGATATGAGTGGGTCGAGTGGGAAGGGGCGCTTCCCTTGGCAACTGTATACGACGGCTATGTGATGCTCGACCGCGGGCCCATCCGCGGCTGGACGACGCTGCACGTTGCAGTCTATGTGCTGGCGAAGGAGTGATGCCTGATGTACGGCTTTTCCGTCCGCGGAACTAAGGGAAACCTGATCCTCGATGACAGCACGCCCATTCTGACCCAGATGTACAAAGGACAGCTGGTGATTAACCGGGAAGTGGTCAACTTTTCCGGCGTAGTCAGACCATACGCCTGGTGTGAGGTTGTGTACCCCACGCCAGTGACGTCCGGGCCGCCTCCTCTGGTCTTCGCCGTGCCGGCCGGCGGGAATACCAGCCTGGGGATGTTTAGCCACCGCGGGGGTCCTGGAGCATGGACAGGGTTCGCGGTCCTGGTATGCCGTGACCTCTTCATGCTCGAAACTTCGCCATACCGGTCAGGTACTTATGCGGGCTGGGAGTATCGCGTTTGCGGGTTCGGGCAGCCGGGCTCATACGGCCTGGATGAGTGGGGCCTTCGAATACTGAAGGAAGGAAGAATCCTGTTCGACAGCGCGTGGCCGATTGTGAAATTTGACGGCCTGATGACTGCCTGGAACTTTCAGGGGTTCCGGCACTACGACGCCGGCGAATACTGGACCACCCGAAGAGTTTACGGCTCCTCAGACTGGGCGCTCGCCACTGGTACGCACACATGGGGCCCGCCTGATGGGGAGAAGGGGTTCCTTCTGTCTTCTTTGGGCAGTATCAAAACCCTCGTCGACGTAGGCGACGATGACGTGGCTATCACCTGCTGCGTACTGATGGGGTTCGCCGGTACTGACAGGTCAAAAATCTGGGCCGTATCCCCTTTCGGGTCAGCTCAACACCCCGCGGGCAACCTGGACATGATGCGCCAGTGGAACGTCCTAACCGCCACATTCAAAGGTATCTGAGCCATGTCCCAGGAGATGGATAGATTCAGGCGAGCAGCGATTGAGCTCTCTACCCAGGTCGACGCACTAATCGCGCGGGTGAAAGCACTAGCGAATGTCGGACCGACGTTCGCTGTTGAAGATGCCAGGGTGGCGGCAGAAGCAGCCGCAGCTCGGGCGGAAGCCGCAGCTGGCTCGATTGTTGAGACCGAGCTGACAGCTGCGACGAACGCCGCCGCTGCGGAGCAGTCCGCCGCTGCGGCTGCAGCTGCAGCCTCTGCGGTCCAGGACTTGCACGGGCAACTGCTTGCCTTTCGCCTCACCCTGGACGAGAAGATGGCCACGCTCGATGGCGCCGTTTCAGCTGCGCGCTCGGCATCATCGGATGGCCTGAGGACCTTGGAGAGGGCGCTCGCCGCCCAGTCCGACGCTGAGATCGCGTCTGCCGCGGCACAGTCATCGGCATCTGAGATCCAGTCGACCGCGCTGCTGCTCCTTGAAGCCAAGGCTGACCTTCAGGACATCAGGACTAAGGTAACGGCCGCCATCAACGCTGCTGGGCAGATCAATACGATGATGGCCGAGTTCAACGCGGTGGCCTACAGCGCTCGGCTCAAGTTCAAGGAGATTGCCGGTGGCGCAGGCGTGGCAGCGCTGGATTTCGTCGAAGCGTCGATCTTCAGGGTGAGGTTGGCAGACCCCCTCACAACACTTTCGCTGGGCGGCCTGCCCGCCGTGTCCAACCGCGCAGTCCAGCTCACGATCATTCTCCACCAAGGAACCGGCAGCAACTCTGTCAAATGGCCCACCAACATTCGTTGGTCGAACGGTATCCCGCCAGTTCTCTCGTTCACCAAGGGCCGCGAGGACGTCGTCACCCTGGTCAAGTGCGGCACCGACGATCTGATTTACGGATTTTTCAGCGGAGACGACTTCATTGCTTAACCTACTCGGCGCTTCCTCCGGATCCCTCCGCACTGCTCTGGCGATGATCCGCCAGCACCACCAGTTTCTGGTCAACAACACCGGTGTCACAGACGATGCGACGACTCAGCGATTCGCGCTGAATCCTGACGGGGTCCTCTCCAACAATCGCCATTTCATCGCAAGCACGCAGATGGAGTACCAGCCCAACGGGGATGCCACGACCGAAGGCCAGGCGCTGCTAATCCTCGGCTATTGCTATGCGTACTACGCAACCAAACAGGCCGATTATCTCGAGGCTGCGGTGCACGCCTGGGACGCCTACGTCACGCACTTCTATGCCGGCCAGGCCATTCCGCAGAAGCCGCAGCGCTGGATATGCAACTGGCTGGTGAACGGAAAGGAACCTGTGCCTTCCAACTGGCCAATCAACAGCCAGGAGCCGACACACGGCGGCTACAAGTGCGTGCCGCTGCGGTTCGTGAACGGAGTGGCAAAGATCCCCCACGGCTCGCCGTTCTGGGGTGAGTACCTCGATGTGCTGACCTTCGCTCACCGCGGGCATATGGCCTGGGCAGCAATTAACGGAGGCGTCCAGCGTATCGCAAACCAGATCGACTGGGATCTGGTCTATGACCAGTACCGCGTCACCACCATGCCGGCCGATCCGACGGACCCCAAAGCCTGGGTAGACTGGGACGCGTACCTCGGCCCTGATGCCTACGCGGTGGACTGGAGAACCGACGAGCTCAAACTGCCGGCATCCTCGATCGTCGTGTGGACCCGGAACCGGATCGGCATCGGCAAAGGCCCAGACGACCAGTTATGGGATGGAGACATCATCGAGAGCGGGTTGCCGCTGTCTGAGGTCGGCACGGTCCAACTTGCGAACCGGTCGATAAACGGCGTCTACTTCGTTAACTACGCGGTGCGCCTGCCGGTTGAGCATGGCGGATACCTGTTCAAGCGAAACGAGGTCTGGCACAACCGCCCGGTGCATACGCCCCTGCCCGGATCGGTCAACCAGATGGGTAACGCCTCCGATGCCGAGCAGTGGTTCGCCGACGCCTGCTTGTTGCTTTGGCAGATCACCAAGGAGGACCGTTACCGACGGGCTCTATATGCGTGCTTGTACACCTGCTACGAATACGCGCACATCGATGCCTACGACAAGTTCTTCCGCATTTCAAAAAGCGCCCAGACGCCGTTCACTGACGGTATCTCCTACGATTTCTATTACCCTAGCGAGACGAAGGTCGACTATTCCAGGACCGAAGACGGCTACGTCAAGATGGTTGTCGACAGGTCGGCCCAGGTATCCCTCGAGCAGCAGTCAATCTGGTTCAGGGTTACGCCCGAGAGCCTGCTGAGCGTCGATTTCGGGGGCGTTGGCATCAACGGTGCCCCTGTCGCAGCCGAGGTGCAGGTCACGCTGAGCCCGAACAAGCAAACAACGGAGGATCAGCCGTGGTCGCTGACCTTGCCGCTCTCTGTGAGCGCAGTTCCGCGCGCCAGAACTATCGAGTTGAGTAGCCTGACTCGTAGGCAATCGGCTAAAAATACCGGGCACATCCCGGCCTCCTCCAGTCGGGTCGATTGGTACGGCCCTGTCACCATTTCGGTCGGGTTCGCTGAAGACGTCATCAACGGTAGCAGCGGTCCGACTATCGATACGCTGATTGCGAACGATGACGGCGGAGTGATGATCGAGGTAGTTCCGGCACAGATCATCACGTCTATCGTCTACAAGTCCAATGGTGACACGAACATTCGGATCATCGACGACAACGGCTGGCGTTGGTGGTGGATGCTGGACGATACCGGCGGCGCCTGGGTGGAGAAGCAACTGGACTTCGACGACCTCACGCTGAGTGGGTATCAGCCAGGCCACTCGGATGATCCGCGGCCAGACGCGCCGGTCATCACATCCATGAACGAACTGCTTATCCTGCTAGACACTTCGTCGCAGACCAACGTGTCTTGGTCGTACCTCGGGTTGAACGGCCTGCCGGTGGTGCAGGAGACCTACATCATGGCCGACATGCGTGCTGTGGTTACCTATGGGGCAGCGGCGGCGTTCCAGACCTTCGGAAACGAGATTGTCGACGGCCGGAGCGGCGCCTGCGTTGAGGCCGAGATCTACAACTCGAGCGGAGGCGTTATCATCGGCCATTGGCTGCTCGATGCAGGGCGCGCCCCGATCAACTCGATCGTCTACAAGTCCACTGGCGACACGAACCTACGCATCACCGACAAGCAGGGGTGGAGGTGGTACTGGCTGATGCCTAACACCGGCGACCGCTGGGTCGAGAAGGTGCTGAGTCCGGCGGACCTGATTCTTGGTAGCTACCAGCCAATAAACCCTGACGGCACGCTGACGCCGCCCACAACTGCAGTGTATGACGATCCAGACCAACTGGTCGTGGTTCTGGACGACGGCTCAATGACCAATATCTCTTGGTCGTACTACTGTATCAACGAGAAGCCGCCCACCTACGACCTCCCTGACGCCTACACAATGCGGTTCAGGATCACGCTGTCCTGCGGCGAGCCGTTCACCGCGTACCTGGGCGACTGCACGGCTCTGGAAGTGCGGGACGATCCACTCGCTTACACCCCTGGGGTGATCCCATTCTCCAACATCTACGCTGAGGGCACGGACCAGATCAGCTCCTGGCGCGGCATGCCGTATCCAGGCTACCAGTACCCACTGATTTACTGCCTAGACAACACCGGGAATAACACCCACCGGCGCCACATGGAGAACATGGTCAACTTCCTTTATGACGCCCAACTGGCGTACCAGTCCATGATTGGCGAGCTGGGCCCCGTAGCGTCGGCCTACATCTGGAACCGCTGGGACAACTTCAAGTACGGTGCCCCTGACCAGTTCACCATGTATCACTGGGGCGACGGGAAGGCGTGGTCCGGCTATCAGCCGCGGGCGTTCCAAGGTGCGTGCCGCCTGTGGCAGGAGCTCGTGGCTCGCGGCCAATCAGTCCCGCCGAAGTTGGTGACCTACTGCGAGAACTGGATTCGCTGGTTGGTCGGCTATGTTGAGAGGAATCACGGCACTACCCCGACTGACTTCCCGTCGAACAGTCCTGCTGTTTACGTTGAAGATGATTTCACCGGGCATATGTGCGGCCTATGGTTGGCAGGCGCGGTGATGGCGGCGATGGCAGGCTCGAAAGTCCAAGGTCTCGACTTCTTGATCGAGACGTGCGTGAAGGAGCTGCAGGACAACTATGTCGTGACCGGCGTACCCGGGCACCCAATGGACGGCGCGTGGTCACCAGCCGTCCGGCTGAGCACAGGCAACGGAATGTACTTCGGGTTCTGGGGTGGTGAGATCATGAGGGGCCTTGGCCTATACGCGATCTACAAGCAGAACGGCCCAGTCGCAGACTTCTATAGATTATGACCTGTAAATAAGGGTTCCCATAAATACGGCCTGAGGTTAGGATTCACCCAACTCAGGCCGGTACCCATCATGTCTTTCGACTGGAAACCTTACGCACTCGCAGTGATCTGCGCGCTTCTGTGCTGGAACTTCTGGATGCAGAAGGGCGATGCCGAGCGGGAGCGGGACCAGGCGCTCAAAGCAAACACCCGACTCGTAACAGCGAATAGCGAACTGCGGGCCAGCGTTAGTCGCCAGAACGAAGCTGTCAGCCTGCTCCGCGTTAACGCAGAGACCGCCGCAACCGCAGCCGCCTCAAGAGCCGATACGGTCCAGCAGGCAATTCCGCGCAAGATCCAACAGGACCGTGCCACAGGTACAGCGCCGGAGGAGATGAACAAGTGGCTAGAGTCGCTGTTCTCCTCGCACTGATTCTCTCTGGGTGCACGACCACCGAGTACGTCGACAGGCCCGTCGAGGTCCGGGTCCCCGTCCAAGTAGAACGCCGAGCCCCGGAGTGGCTCGTGGTTCCGTATCAGCCCGCTTCCCTTCCCCGCTTCATTCACCCGTCCGACCCCGCCGCGAAAGCCGCTTTGTCCGAACAAGGCCTGGCCGACCTGAAAGTCATCCTGCGCATGCTCAAAGAGCGTGACAACGGATGGCGGGCGTGGGCCGTAGCCCCAACCGAAGAGACTCCGCCGAATGTTCAACCTGAGTAGCCGCAGCGAACAGCGGCTGTCCGAGGTCCACCCAGACCTGCAGAAAGTGGTCAGGCTTGCCATCCGCAGGTCGAAGATCGATTTCACTGTCCTGGAGGGCCTGCGGAGCGCGACCAGGCAGAAGCAGCTGGTCGCCCAAGGCAAGTCGAAGACACTGGACGGCCGACACATAACCGGCCACGCAGTGGATCTCGGCGCCTACGTCTGCGGGCAAGTGTCATGGGACTGGGAGCACTACTACCGGCTGGCCGAAGCGGTGCGTGACGCAGCTGTAGAGCTCGGCGTCCCGATCGTATGGGGCGGCGTATGGGACAAGCGGCTCAACCTGCTGCACGACACGAAGAAGGCAGTCGCCGACTACGTGCAGTCTCGCAAGGCAGTCGGGCGGGATGCGTTCATTGACGGCCCGCACTTCGAACTGGACCGCAAGGAGTACCCGGCATGAGCGCTGAGCAGTGGTCCAACCTGCTGGTGAACGCCGTGCCGTTCCTCTTGTATGGCGCGCTGCTGTTCAAACTCTACTCGGCCTGGAGACGGGTCAGGGCTATGGAAGACCGGTGCAGGGAGACCCGCCTGGCAGCTGTCCTGCTGCTGCTGACCGTGTGCACGCTGACCTTCATGGCAGCCAATGCCTACGCGCTCGAGGTGTACGGCAAAACGTTCCTTTCGCTTCGAGTTTTCCAGATGTTCGTGCTCAGCAATTGCGCAGCCTACTGGCTCGTCCTGGATCTGATCACCAAAGACGCCTGTGAGTAAGGAACCATCCATTGAAGATCCCGCCGGAGTGGTTCGATAAGGCTCAGGATTACCTCTACTTCGGCACGCTCGGGGCATTCGCCGCCCTGGTGGGCTGTCTGTGGCAGGTGGCGAGGAAGGGTGGACAGCCGGTCGCGCTGCTGACGCTGTTCTCCACCACCGTGGTGGGGTTCTACCTGGGAATGCTGTTTGGGGGGATTGTCTCGCCAGAATGGGCGAATAGAGACGCGGTGGTCCTGCTGATTGGTGCCACCGGTTTGAAGGGATTCGAGGTGGTGCTCTCCGTGGCGAAGAACACCATCCCCGTTTTGTTGCGGGCTACTCAGCAGCCACCGACGACGAAGGACGAGGATTGAGGTTCAGCGCCTCGGCGATCATCTTCGCGTCAGCCTCATCGAAACACTCGCAGACGGCCTCGAATCCGACATAAGTGTCGATTACGGTCCACTCAAAGCAGCAGTGGCTTGATTGAGAGCCTTCAATCACTCGGTATCTCATGGGTAAGTCCACCTATAGCGACCGAGGATTCGAGATCCGTCGGCAAGTTCATACTCCATCTGCCTGTCACGCTGCTCGACGAACCCTGTGCGTTCCGCACGGATGAGTTCACCGTCGACCTCGATGATCAACGGGCAGTGCACTGGTGGTAGATCCCCGGCGGGGTTCAGATGAACCCCGCCTCGGCAGATCTCGCAGATCAAAATTTCTTCCCTCCTTCGGCAGCGCGGTTCTCTGGCTTGTGGTCAGCTCGTTGCTGGTTGTAGGCCAGCTTTTCGATCACCGCGCCGGCGACATCCAACCCGAGGCCGCCGGCCAGGTCCAGAGTGCGGATCAGGATATCGGCAAGCTCGACCTCTGCCATCTTCCGATGCTTAAGGTGGTCATCCATCAGGCCTTTGCGGAACCCTTCCAGGGCTTCTGACGCCTCGCTCTGAATAAGCGCCACTTTGGTGCCGATCCAGAGGCCCTTGAACTCCTCCGGCATGTCCTCGAACTCCTTCCACCAGCCGGAGGCCTTGGCCAGGCCGTGGCAGAGAAGCTGCGCATGTTCAAGTCCGTCACGGGTCATCCCAACCGCCGAAAATGGCATCTCGTCCAAGGTGAACTTGGTATCGACGATCTTGCAAAGAGCTGCCTGAGCGTTATCTGCCAGGGTATCCGCAGTGTTAACTTTGATCTCGCCGTCAGCGATAGCCCAGCTTCCGTTTTCTGCCTGTAGGTTGTGCGACATTTTCAAACTCCAACTTCAATGATGTTCGCGGCCAGGGCTTGATCCTGTTCGCGGTGGGTGATGAGCAACAGCTGCTTGGCGCTTCCCGCCAAGGACGCGGCCAGTCCCGTCGCGTTGTGCTCGCTCATGGATTCAGTGGGCTCGTCGAAGATCAGCAGGCTGTCCGAGCCATACAACGCCCGGGCCAGGCCGATACGAACAGCTGAGCCGATGAACGCCTTCTGCGCGCCGGAAGCACAGGCGACCGGTGCAACCACGCCGTCCTCCTCGTAGCAGAAGTCGCCGTCTTCGTTGGTGATACGGGTGATCTCGCCGCGGGTCGCTGCCTTGACCTGGCGCGAGGCCACGGCCATTACCGTTTCCCATACGTCGCGCAGGTACTGGACACGGCGATCAGCCAGGAAGCGGGCCAGCCGGCCAGCGCGATCTGCGGCGATCTCGTGGCCCTTGACCTTCTGCAGAGTGCTCTCCATCGCCTCTACGCGGGCCTGGGCGTCCTTCAGGGCTCTAGCTGCGACTGCATCGTCACGCACGGCCATCTCCACGGCGTGCTGCGCCGCCTGGTAGCTGCGGTCCCATTCGGCCTTGGCCTGGGTGTAAGCGTCTTCCGCGGTGCGGGCTGCGGCGATCTGCTCATCAGTCGGGGCGTCGGCCACCAGTGCCTGACGCGCTTCAACTACGGAGTCCTCAGCGCTGGCGACGTTCTTGTGGGCCTGGTTCAGCCGACGTTCCGCCGCAGCTCGCCGTTCGTTCGCCTCTGCGCCGGCGTCAGCCTTGGCTTTGAGGGCGGCGACCTCACCCTGCAGTTCTTCGATCACCGACTCCAGGCTGCTCGCCTCGCCGCGCAGGTCGTTGACCACACTGGCGTCGACCAGCTTGGCGGCCCACTTCTCGACCTCGGCCTGCTTGGCCGCACGCTGATCGATGCGCTTGCGCAGGGTGGCAAGCTGCCTGGTCCCTTCGGCCTCGCCGGCGGTGGCCAGCGAAAGGCCCACACCCAGGTCGGAGATTTGCTTCTCGAGCGCGGCGATTTCCTCGGCCAGCTGCTCAGGGTCATGCTCGGCCAGCGCCGTGCCGCAGGTCGGGCAGGTGGCGTCCTTCTCGAGCTTGCGCAGCGCGGCCAGCTTGGACTTGTCGACGGCAATCAGCTCGCGGGTGCGGGCCGCGTCCTCGGCATAGTGAGCATGGGTTTTCTCGGCTTCTTCAAGTCTGGCCACGGTGACCGGCTCGATCGCCGCCAGCTCCGTCTGAGCCTGCTCGTGCTCAGCCTCGGCGCGGATTGCGCTGGCCAACTGCTCCTTCACGTCAGCCAGACGGGCACGCTTCTGGCGAAGCACGGCGCCTTTCTCGGCGGACGCTGCGGTGACGCTGTCGATGTCCACCAGCTCACCGCACTCTGCCAGCGCCTGCTCAGCCGTGACGACGGCCTCACGCTTGTGCTCCAGAGCGGCCTCAGCTTCGCGCAGGGCGCTTTCCGCACGCTGGGCAATACGTTGGGTTGCCTGAAGGGCAGAAGAGCTCACAGCGGGCGGCGTAGCGGCCAGCGGCGGGAAGTTGTCGAGGTCGGTCTCCGCCACGTAGCGGGCAGAGGTGGCTTCTTGCGCACTGAACGAGGCGGCTTCAAGCACTATTCGCGCGTGGTCCAGCTCCTCGGCTGACACGCTGCAAGCGTCGGCTGCAGCTTTCTCAGCGGTCGCCATGGCCCGGGCGCGGGTCATGATGCTGTCGATCAGCGCGATGCCGGCGAACTCTTCGACCTTCTGGTTCAGCGCGGTCGTGCCGAAGGACAGCAGGCCGGAGGTCTGATGCTGCTTCGAATTCAGGAACAGCGCGAAGTCCTTGGCGGTGAGGCCGAGCAGCTCTTCGACGTAGGCGGTTACCGGGGTGTTGCCGTTGGCGACGAGGGCGTCCCCGCCGCTGGCACGCTCGACCAACTTGGCCGTCGACTTGCTGCGGGTCAGGATGTAACGGGCGTTGTCGACCTCGAAATGCAGCTCCAACCCGAACGTCGTCTGCCCCCAGGTCGGGATGTGCTCTTTCTTGCCAGGCACGACGGTCACGCCGAACAGTGCAGCCTCGATCGCCTGGATCAGAGTCGACTTGCCGCGGGCGTTCTCGCCGCAGATCACGTTCAGGCCGTCGGTGAAGTTGGCGGTGAAGGTGCCCAGGCGCTTGAAGTTGGTGGTAACGAGTTTGATCAGTTTCATCGTGAATTCCTTGTGTTGGCTGAGGCTTACGCCGCCTCCACCGCATAGATCGTCACGCCCGGCCAGCGGCTCTCGCGGCAGATCTTTTCCAGCGCTTTCAACTGCGGTTCGCTGCAGTCGTCGATGGTGATAGTGGTGACCAGCGATCCGCCGGCGATGCGCTCAACCGAGCGTGCAAGACTGCCTGGGCTCCAGACCCCAGCCATGATCGATGCGCCTTTGTCGCCCGCGTTCCGCAGGATCTCTTGCAGCTTGGTCGTCTTCCCGGACATCGCCGGGCCGCGGATGATTTCGAGCTTCATACGGTGAGTTCCTTGATCGCTTGGCGAATGGAGAGCCGGAGACGCAGGGTCTTGAGGCAGAGGCGCGGGGCGTACTCAGCCTCGATTCGGAGCAGCTGCTCGAGGCGCGGGCCAAGGCCGCTGGAAGGGCGTGGGGCTGGCTTCATACCGCCACCTCCTTCGCCAGCTCGCTGAACAGGTCAGCCAGGTCAGTTCCGTCCAGCTCGCGGCTGATGCGGGTGCGCAGATCCTCGACAACCGGCTTCTCCGCCTCGTCGTCGACCACGTTCACGCCGGCCACCGAGACGCTGTTGCGAACTGCCAATGCGTCCGGGGCGCTCTCCCACACCATCTGCATGAAGTCGGCGACAGCCACGGCCTCGTCCGCAGCGCCAATCACGTCGATGAACTGCACGCCACTCAGGTCCGGCAGGTCCTGCCCGAACATGACTGGCGCGAAGCGCTCGTCCTTGGACCAGATGCGGGTTTTGGCGAGATCAATGCTGTCGTCGGTGACCTCCAGCTGGTAGGAGAACTTGTCGCTGATGTCTGCGAAGCTGGTGACGTGGGAGTTTCCGAGGATCACCACGCGGCCGTCGAAGTGGGTGGACGGCTTGTGCTCGTGGCCGAGGAAGATGTAGTCGAACGACTCCAACAACTTCTGCGCGATTGCCGGCGACAGGTTGAGGGTGTCGTCCTCGGTGGCGAAGGGCTGGTCGTAGTTGCAGTGCAGCATCAACACGCTGGCCCGCCCGGCGCGCTCGCTCCCAGCCCGAGACGCTGCCTCAAGCATCGCCTGCTCGAACAGCTCCTGACTGGCGTGGTGTGGGACGAAATACATGGGGCCGTCCGCAAAGAAGTATGGCGCCGACAGGCTAGGGGACGAGATGACCGGACAGCCCATTTCCTGGAGTGCGCGGAGGCTGGTTACCGTGTCAGCCCTATTACTCTCATCGTGGTTCCCTGCCAGCACCCAGCGGCAATTGCTGGCGATCTCATACCCCTGAACGAGGACGTCCTCTGAATTCTGGCTGCGATCGAACAAGTCCCCAAGGCATACCGGGTTTTCAGCGTCTTCGATGATGTCCCACGCCTGCTTGAACAAGGAGAGGGTCAGCTTTTTCGAGGAGTCTCGGGTGGTGTGGGCCGCGCGCCTGGTTCCCAAGTGCGGATCAGTGAAGAGCGTATACGTCGTCATAACAGGCTTCCTGTAATTACGGCACTAAGAGCCCAGCCCGCCGCTTGCGCGGCGAGGAGGGCGATAGCGAAGTGGCGGAGGGCGCGGCGGGTCACAGCACTACCCGAAGCGCCAAGATGAATCCGAGGGTGGCGCCGTAGCCGAATAGTAAGCCGACGGAGGTCACCAACACTGCCTTTCCGACTGCTGAACCAATTCCGTCAGCAAGGCTGCGCAGGCCTCGTTTCATGCTCGGGCTCATACGTCCTCCCTCCAGCGCAGGGCCACCGGCAGCAGCGGGATACCGTCCTTGCTGTGGCCGAAGTGCTGGTAGGTAAGGGCCTGTCCGATGTGGAAGTGGCGCATCTCCCATTGCGCATGCTTCTGCTGCATCGTGCCGTGGGCGGTGGCCTTGAAGGTTTTGCCGCAGGGCATCTGCAGGACCCATACCGGTACCTCGAAGGCGCCGTTGGGCGTGCCGCGCTCCACCGCGATGACGATGGCTTCAGAATCTTCCATGTCCTTGAGTTTGAGCAGGCTGCTCGAACGCTTGTCGGCCTCGTAGCCCGTCAGGCCGTGGCGGAGGATGGAACCCTCGAAGCCGGCTTCGAGCCAGTAGGCGTGGAGGTCGTTGAGGGCGGAGCGATCCCGAACCCGTTCGGTAGTCAGCAATCGGATAGGGGAGTCGCCAACAGCAACCTTGCCGAGAAGCTCGTCCAACTCACTCCGGCGTTCGACGTAGGGGGCTGGCCGCATGATGTCGTAGACGTGGTACTGCAGCTTCAAGGACTCTTCGCGAGGCTTCTTCACCAGGCTACCGATGTCCTGCAGCATCATCCCGTGGACGTACAGTTCTCCGTCCAATCTCTTGTCCAGCAGCCCACAGTCTCCGAGGAAGTCCCGGATGTGCGGCAGAAGGATTTCCTTGCCGTTTCTGCTGTAAAGAATGCCGTTTGCTAGGCAGCGGTGGCCGTCGACCTTTGGTTGAGCGAATGCGTTCTCCCAGTCTATGGATTCCGGTTTCACCTTGTCGATCGGGTGGGCCAGCATCGGCTTTTCCAGGCCCATGGCGTTGGTGGCCGGCGCGCTCGCTTCCTCGAGTGTGCGGACGTAGCCCTTGTCGAGCTGCTTGTTGACGCGGCTGTCCAGCTCCATCACCGCCTGCTGCGCAGGGGTGGTTTGGTTGGCACGGCCGATGTTCTTGCCTTCCACCGGCACTTCCTTGGTCACGGCTGCTCCGCCGATGACCTTGGTGTGCGAGATGACGAGATGGGCTGGCGGGTTCAGTTCCCGAGTTTCAGCGACAACCGCCTGAATCTTCCAGTCCCCGGTCTTTCCGCCGTGGTTCTTGAAGAGCGTGACTTCCTTCAATACTTTCATGTTGTGCTTCCGTTGTTACGGGTTGCTGTATTTACAGCAATACAGGTTGGCTTGCAAGAGTAGCGGCCATCGTGGGCAGTGCGAAGTAGTCCACCAGCCCTCGACTGACGACGTCCGCGTTCAGCTTTACGCCGTGGCCGGCATTCTCGATAGAGGCCAGCAGGTAGTCCTTGCTGATTCGCTCCTCCTGCACCACTGCGGCGCCGTCCCAGACCTGAATCACGCCGCGCTCCGCGTCGTAGAACAGGACCAGGTAGGGGAGCTTGAGCAGCTCTCGGTAAAACGAGATGGCGCCGCGCTGGGCCGGCTGCATCGCCTGCTTGGTCAGCGTCGAGTTCTTCTCGCTGGCCTTCACCTCGCAGAAGAACAGCCGCTGGCCGGCCAGCGGTGAGCGAGCACCTGCCGGCAGGGCCAGCAGGTAGTCACTCGGCTGTGCAGCCACGATGGACCCGCCGGCGGCGCCGGTGTCGGCCAGGCGGTGCCAGCCCAGAAGGTGGCTCTCGCGCAGGGCGCGGAACACCTTCTGGATCTCCTTCTCGAAGATCTTGCCTATGTCGGTGGACATCAGGCCTTCTCCTGAACGACCAGGCGTTCGCCGAAGAACACCACCTTCTCTGCGTCGTAGAGGCCGTCGGTGTAGTGCCGCTTGGACCGACCTTGGCGCGCTGCAGCGCGGCGCCAGAGGGCCTTGAATGCGTTGCCCTCAGCGAAGTTCATATCCAGGGCTTCGATGATGTCGTTGCATTCTGCAGTGTAAGGCTCGCGTCCAGGGGTGGTCGGATTCCTGACCTCCGCGCTGTAGTAGCTGACACTGCTGCCGGTGTACTCGTAGTTGAGTGCCTCCGCCGGCTCAGTGGTGGAGATCGGCCGGGGGATGCAGACGTTCGGATTGTCCACTGTCATCGCACCATCTCCAGACCCAGCTGCAGATCCGGACTCAGGTTGTCCATGTTCTCCAGCGCCCAGCGGACGTAGGACTTGGGCAGGTTGCACAGCTTCACGCCCTTGTGTTTGCCGTAGGGCATCTCCATCGACGTCGTCGCCCAGGGCTCCCGCATCCAGGCGATGAACTCGCTGAGCGAGCTGCAGTTGGCCTTCTCGATCGACGGCTGGATCAGATCCAGCGTCATCACGATGTCGGCGAAGGCGTCGTGGGCATTCTCAGCCTTCCGGCCGGTGAGCACCTCGTAGGCAGTGCCAAGGTTGGCCTTCGGTAAGAGACCTGCGTTCTTGAAGCGGCGGGTGGCCACCATCAGGTCGATCGACGGGAACTCGGCAAGGCCGCAGCGGCGGGCCAGCTTGTCGTCGAAAGCGGCGCTGTTGTAGCCGAGCACAGCCTGGATGGCGGTGTCGTTGACCAGCTCGAACTGTTCAGCCAGGTAGCTCTCCCAGTGCGGCTTATCTTCGACGTGGTGGTCGTAGATGCCGTGCACCCCACTGGCGCCGGACGGAATAGGCTCGCCCGGGTGGAGTAGCTGCACGTCCTTTTCCAGGATGCTGTAGCGGCCGTCCTCGTGAAGCGTGGCGAAGCACAGGGCCGCTTGCACGACCCCGCACTTGGCTGTGTTCACCCCGGTGGTTTCATAGTCGTGGGCGAAGACCAGCATCAGCGATCACCCCCGGCGGCAGCCTTCGCGCGCATCGCATCACCTTCACGGGTGAAAAAGCGCTTCCACAGATCAGGGTGTTCATTCCTTAGCGCCTCGGAGCGGCGGTGCAGCGCACCCTGCGCTGCGGACGCCAACTTGAGGTTGGAGCGGGCCTGGGCCAACTCCTGTTCCAGGTCATTCACCTTCCGCTGCAGGTCTGCCACTGCTTTCGGGTCAGCACGTTGAATCAACGATTTGAGAGTTGCGCCGATCATGCAGCCTCCTTCTCTTGCTGCTCTGCGCCGCGGATCTCGGCCCAGATTTCTTTGGCTTCTTCGAGGCTGCGCTCCACGGCCTCCATGATTTTCTCGTCGCCTGGGTAGCGACCCAGCTCGTGCACCCTTCCCCAGTCGGGACCGATGGAGAATTCCGGACACTGCGGAACGGCGTGGCCTGGCGGTGTCGCGCTGCTCATGATCTCGTTCATCTCGCGGCAGTACTCGGCGACGTCGTCCTTGTGGACGAAGGCGACCGTCTCGTCGTAGATCGGCGCGAAGAAGACCATGTCCAGGCGGTCCAGCAAGCCGCGCTCGACGATCTTGGTCAGGACGATGCGCAGCATCTCTGCGGCAGTGCCCTGGATCGTTGCGTTGGTGCCTTGGCGGTGCTGGCGGCTGACCTTGCCGTGGTCCTTGGCGAAGATGTCCTCGGTGGCGTGGCGCTTGGTGCCGAAGGCAGTCAGCGTGAAGCCGTTCTTCTCCATGAACCGCGCGGTTTCCTCTTGCCACTGCGGGATTCTGGCGTACAGCGTCATCGCGCCATCCAGCAGTTCCTTCGCCTCGTCGATCGGGACGATCAGGTTGCGGGAGAGGGTGGCCGGGCCGGCCCCGTAGGCCAGGCCGAAGTTACAGTTGTGGACGATCACGCCCGATACAGTGAAACGATGGCGGGGTCCGGCGTTAACGATGTCGTAGACCTTCGCCCGCCTGTGCATGGGCGCCGGTACTCCGGAATCTCGTGCGGAGATATTCCGACCTCCAAGCACCTCAGCACGGTCTTCCTGCTGTAGGGAAAATCCGGGTGATCCGTCTTGATCAAGTCCCAGAGGTGCGCCCAAACCACTGTGACGCCCTTGTACTCCGTGTATCGATTCCTGCGGGTATTGCACAGGTTTTTCCGGCATGGAACCAGCCGAAGGTTCCCCGGCATGTAGCCCTTGTTGTTGTCGACCCGGTCGATCTCCACGCCCCGGTAGTCCGGGTGCGGCAGGTTCTCCAGCATCCAGGCTGTGAACTCGTCCACACTGCTGAACTCCAGCGCAATTCCCCGCGCACCGTAGTTCTTGTACGACCGGTTCTCCGGGTTGTTGCACCGCTGCACCATCGCGTGGTACCGCTCCGATAGAACCTTGTGCGCAGGCGTCAGCAACTTCTTCGGCTGGCACTTGCAGCGCTTGACCAGCCCGCGAAGCAGGTTGCTCGCTGCTCGCTTCTTGGCCTCCCCGCACGCCAGACACTGCGTGGTCGCCATAGCTACTCCGCTGCGCCCCCCGTAGACCTCCCAGGTCACGCCGGTAACTGTCAGCGTACCGAGTGGGAGCCCCCTCAACCTCTCCAATAGCAAGTCCGGGTCCGTCTTGTTGTGCGGCGTATGTCCTGAATTGAACTGTCCTGCCGTCATTGAGAAATACCTCATGGTCTGGGGTTGCTGTCAACGGGCCTACGGTGATCACCTCCTGCACGCCCTTGTACTCCAGCCCTTCGTGGCGGACGAACTCGACGCCGTCCCACACCTTGTGGTCCAGCGTGATGAACTCAATGGGCACGAGGCCTTGGTCGGTGAGGACCATGGAGCCCTCAGCGATGCAGCCTTTTGCGTGCTTGCGCACTGCGGATGCCAGCTTGTTGAGTGGGTGGCTGTCATCACTGCGGGCAGCGTCGAACTCGCGGAAGTCGGAAATCTGGGCCATACCCTTGTCGCCTGACTTGGTCGCTTTCAATGCTGCGATACCGGAGCCGGTTACGCTGTGCAGGTCCTTTTCATCCGCCGGGTCGTAGGCATCGATCATCACCGGATCGCCCGACTCGCAAGCCAGCAGGCGCAGCTCCTGGCCGTTGTAGTCGATGGCCACCACGACGTGATCAGGCGACGGCGGCACGAACATGCTGCGCATCGACTTGTCCTTCTTCGACACCTGCAGCACGTTCGGCGCGGAGCCGGTGGGGCGACGGGTGTCGGTGCCGGCGTCGGTGAACGACGGGTGCAGCTTGCCGTCCCGGTGTTTCCACAGCGGGTACTTGTCGTGGTACAGGCTGATGCGGGTGCTGGCCGACTTGACCTTCAGCAGGGCGCGCAGGGCGTTGTGCTGCCAGCTGCCTGGCTCGATGTCGTTGGCGATCGCCGTCTCGATGGCAGTCTCGTCCGTGGACGGGCCAGCCTCGGTGATGCCTACCATCAGTCGGCCCTTGCCGGCGGCCTTACCACGCAGGCGAACCGGGACGCCGATCTTGCAGTAGAGCAGCTGCTGCATCTGCACCGGTGAGCCGGTGTTGAGCTCATCGCCGACCTTGATCACCTTGGCCTCGACGCCGGCCAGGCGCTGCACGACCTCTCCCAACTGGTCGAATGCCTTGCGGGCCTGTTCGGCGGACTTGGCGGCTTTCTCGTCGCTGTTATGGTCCTCTGCTTTGGTTTCCAGCAGCTTCAGCTTCAGGGCGCCGCGCTCCATGGCCTTGACCAGCGCCGACAGGAATTCAGCCTGGCGAGGATCCGCCGGCATGTCGGCACCGGCGCCGTCCAGGCCACACTGCTCCAGGTACTCGGAGAGCCCAGAAGCCGTGACCTTGGTGACTTCCGGCAGGCCGACCGCCAGTGCCGCGGCAGAGAGCTGCTTGGCAGTCAGCGCGAACGCCGGCATCACCCGCTCCTCGCGGTACGGGACGTACTGACAGGCTTGCTCCTGCTTCAGCTGCCACTCGTACAGCTTCTGCTTGGCTGTTTCAGTGTCGCCCTCGGCCTTCTTCTTGGCCGAGCGATAGATGAAATCCTTCTCGGCTTCGATGAACGACTTGCAGCCCTCGGTGATGTTGCCAGTGACGTTCTCCTGCAGGATGGCGCGCAGTTCGGCCATCCCTTCCTCGACCTGTTTCAGGTCCCGCTCATGCAGACGCTTCTGCAACGGCCAGTTGATGTCCACGCCCTTGATGTAGGCATGCTGCAGAACGACGGTCGGGTTGACCGCCCATAGCTGGTAGAACTTCCACTGCTCGTCGAGCTGCAGCAGGAGCTTCAGCAGGTCGTACAGCGAGCCTGTGACCTGGGCGTCGTCGGCGCCATAGCTGAACACCTCGTCCAGGGTCAGCTCGCTCATGTTGGCTGCGCCTTCACCACCGTTGCCGGCAGCCAGGGTTTCCTCGTAGGTCGCTTGCTCGTAGTTCAGGTAGTTGAGCGACAGCGACTTGAGGCCGGCTTCCATGTTCTCGTTGACATACCGCTGCATCAGCCGGGTGTCGTGGACGTTCTTGAGCTGCAGGTTCAGGTTGGTCTGGCTGACGACGCCTTCGAAGTTGGCGTTGTGGGCGACCAACTGGGTATGGCACGCAGCGTGCTCCAGGATCTCGGCGATGACCGCTTTCGGTAGGTTCGGGCTGTTCTTGTGATCGACCGGGATGTAGATCACGTTCTCCAGGTGCCGGCCGAACTGGAACGAGGCGCCGGTCAGCTCCTGGCTGAGCACGTCGACGAACTTGTCGCCCTGGGTGGAAGCCTGGGCGAACTCTGGGATCGGGTCCTTGTTGGACGACTCGTAGTCGAACGTGGTGACGTCGCCGGCCTCGATCTCGGCCAGGATGGCGTCACGCATCTCCGCCCAGTTGTCGCTAGTGATGGCGATCTGGTTGGGCAGCAGCGCTGCGAACAGCGTGTCCCACAGGTCCTCGGCGCCGGCGGCTTGCAGCAGGCTGTAGGCATGCTGAGCGTTCGGGATGCGCTTATGGATCAGCGGAGTGATTAGCTTCTTGGCCCGCGGCTTCCAACACAGTTCAGGGTGCAGGTTGGCCAGGCGCCACATGGTCCGCCACTCGCCGAACTGCTCGCGCAGCTTGATGAGGGTCTTGTCGCCGGTGGCCTCGATGGCCTGGTCCAGCAGCTCTGTGCGGCCGGTGTCGACGATGTCGCGCAGTTCCTCGACACCATCGACCCCGTAGTTCTCCAGCAGCGCTGCGAACTTGGCCGGGCCCAGACCCTTCACGCCACCGTAGTTGTCGCTGGTGTCGCCCAGGATCGACTTGGCGATGCTGGTCAGCTTGTACGGGACGCCGTTGTGCTCACCGTCGCCGAAGTGTGGCTCGTTCTTCAGGTAGACGATGGTGGAGTCGTTGCACAGCTGCAGCAGGTCGGCGTCGACCGTGTACACCGCCTTCGGGTAGGTGATGCGCTGGCACAGCCAGGCGATGACGTCATCCGCCTCTACGCCCTTGACGCCGATCTGAGTGGCGCCGATTGCCGAGAAGAACTTCTTGGCCCAGTCGAATAGCAGGTTGCACTGCTCGACCTCGATCGGGCTTTTGACGACGTTGGCGCGCTGCGCCTTGTATTCCGGGTAGATCGCGGAGCGGTAGTCCTTGCCCATGTCCTGGGCGACGATCAGCGTACGGGGGCTGCCACCCTGCTGAATGATCGGCTCGATGTAGCGGCTGATCAGCCCTTGGGCAGCGCACTGCCAGGTCGGGAATCGGCGGCCGGTTTCTTCGCAGAAGATTGCCTCGGGGTCGGAAGCGCCGTAGTAGGCGTGCTTTACGACCGCACGGAAATCGAGAATCGAGTAGGAAGTCGAATCTTCTTTCATTGTGAACTCCTTAAATACAGGCGATTCCCAGCCTGTAATTACAGGTTAGGGTGCGTTGAAATTAGGCCGAGCAGGCCACGCACTCGTCTTTTACAACCACTCCAGACCTCGAGTAGATGTAGTATTGGCTGAGGATGTTTTCGTCACAGATCGCCTTGGTCATCAGCCTGGACACCTTCTCCTCGCAGCCGCCCTCCGGCACGAAGAAGTTCAGCGATTGCCCTTGGCACAAGTGCTTCTGGCGGCTGCTGGCTCTGCGTAGAAGGATCTCCTGGTCCATCTCGAAGGCGGTCAAGAAGACCAACTTCTCTTCATCGGTCAACCAGTCAACGTGCTGGACGCTACCCATGTGTTCGATGATGTCCTGAATCGTGGCCTCGTTGTAGACGCCACGCTCTTTCATCAACTCGTAGATCACCGGAGTGATGCGGCGAAGCTCGCCGACTGCGCTGCCAGCGTCGAAGATCATCGCAGGTTCTGGCATCCAGCTTTCCGACACACCCCCCATGAGTAGGCTGGTCGACTTGGTCGGGGCCAGCGCTGTCCGGTGGGTGTTGCGTACACCAAATCCCTTGCACCACTCAGGCTCGCCGTATTCCTGGGCCAACCACTGCGAAGCACGCAGCGTCTCGTCGTGGATCCGCTTGAATAGGGCGTTGTCGAAGAACTGCGCTTCCAGGCTGATATACGGGATGCGCTTCATCTGGAAGTAGGTGTGCAGGCCCATGACGCCGAGCCCCACAGCGCGGCCCATGATGGTGAAGGCACGAACCTTTTCGAGACCTGCCACACCTTCTGACGCTTCGATGAACTCACTGCACAAGCAGTCCAAGAACACCATGGAGTCAAAGATGGTGGTGTCTTCTTCCCTCATCATCTGATCAGCGTGGACCAGGTTCAGACTGGCGAGGATGCAGCTGTAGTCGTACTCGTCCGAGCTGTGCAGCATGATCTCAGTGCATAGGTTCGTGGCGATAACGCCCAAACCCCACTTCTTGTACATGGTCGGACGGTGGCGGTTGGCCTTGTCGACGCAAAAGAAGTAGCCCTTGCCGGTGACCAGCTTGACGTACAAGGCCTTGGAGAACCTGCGGTGTGCGTCTTCTTCACCAGCCTTGAGGCGGGCGACGAAGCTGTCACGCACGGTCCAGCCGTAGTTCTTACCGTTCGGGCTGTTCAGCAGGCCGTCGGCCGCTTCGTCCCAGTCGCCGTGCTCGATGTCCAGGTACGCTGCTACCGCGCCACGACGACGGCCTTGGCGGATCTTGCCGGCTGTATCGAAGAACTGATCTATGACCGGAACCGCGCCGTTGGCCTTTCCTCCTCGGCTGATCTTGCTGCCACGGGGGCGGATCTGCGAGAAGTCGGCCGATGTGCCGAAACCGTTCTGGCTCAGCAGGGCGGTGCGGCGCAGGTTCGTGTAGTAGGAATCGACCGAGTCGCCTACCACTTGGCCTGAGCAGCTGACCATCATTCCGCGGGTCGTGCCGGTGTTGCCCAAGGCCGGGGATGCGGGGGACAGACGGCCTGACCACATGATGTCGAAGAACTTCTCCTCCCACTCGGCCTCACGCCCTTTCATGTGACGGGCGAGGGTCTTGGCAACAGTTCGGTGGCGGCCCCATACATCCTGCTCACCTTCCACGGCGTAGCCGTCTAGGAACATTTGCAGGCCCTGGGTGGTGTACCACGGCGGGATAGTGCCACTGGCCTGACCGGCTTTACGGTAGGCGCTCAGGCGCTCAAACATCTGCAGGTTTTCTGCATCAATACCAACGGGATCAAAGGCCATTTGCGAGCTCCATGTCGAATACCAGCTTGTGTTTGGCCCAGTTGCGTCGGTACTGCAGCTGAGTCGTGGCGAAGAAGTCAGGCACCTTGACGGTGCTGAGCTGCTGATAGAACCAGCCGCTGATGACGCTCTTCACCCCTCCGAACATGGGAGGCATATCCAATCGAGCAAGGACGATGTCTATGCGGTCCTGGAAGAACTCGACGACTTCCTGCTCGGCCACGACGCGGTTGCCGGGCACCTCGAACAGCTTGGTGGTGATCTGGCGCTCGTGAAGTGCAACCTGTTTGGCCATCTCCCAGATCACAGCCTGCAGGCGGACTTCGTCTTCGGCGCTGTGGTTGCCATTCTCGATGCGCTCGGCCTTGCACTGCTTAAACAGGTAGGAGGAAGCGAGGCTGTGGAAATTCTCGTCCTTCGCGCTGCCATCGATACCCGACACGAAGTGGGGGATCAGGTTGTAGCCACGGGCGTTGAAGCCTTTGAAGAACCCGAAGTTACTGAAGAGTACAGCCCCTTCGAAAAATGCCAGCGCAGCTGTGACTTCCAGCGCGTCGTCGCTTTCCGCGCACTTGGCGATAAACGCGATTCGCTCAGCCAGCACTGGGTCGTGACGCCACTGCGAGTAGAACTCGTCGGTGTCCAGCCCCATCACCTGGTTGCCGATCGCATAAAACGGCGCATGACTGTTCAGCTCGACGTTGGCGAAAGAGGCGCACATCCGCTGAATGTCGGGACGCGGGAACAGGCGGGCAATCTTGCCACCCCACATCTCGTCGCCGCCGATCATCAGCTCGTATTTGGTGAGGATCGATTGAGCAGTCAACACTCCGTGACGCTCAGCTTCGTTCAAGTTGACCCGGAAGTCCGCCTCATCTTCCTCGACACCCAACTCGTGAGCTGGCCAGAAGATGTCTTGCTGCTCGATGGCCATCTCTACTGCCCACGGATAGCGGGTGACATAGGAGTCCGTCGGGCTTTCTATTGTGCTTAGTGGTGGCATTTTTCTTCGCTTCTATTTTCCCGGCGCCCTCCGCGCCGGAGGGGTTTCAGTTGCCGGTAAGCGCCTGCCAGGCGACAGGATAAAGCGGGGCGATGATCTCGTTGACCTGCTCGGCCAACTGCTGGATCTCGACCTGGGCGTGGCTGTCGCTGCGCTGGTTGTAGAACCGCGCAAACGCAGCGAGGCTGCCGGTGACGTAGTAGCTGGTGTACATGGACTGTGGCAGGACCATCCGAGCCAGTTCTGGGGCAACACCTTCTTCGATCATCGACTGGTAGCAGTCGAAGCAAGCGTGCAGAGCGTGGCGGTACTCCTGGTGGAACTGATCGCTGTTCGGATGAACATCACCGCTGCCCTGCTTCACGCTACCTTCGGGACGGCTGCGCCAGACTTCCGGCTTGAAGAACTCTGGGGTGTCGTCCACATACCGGCGGCTCACTTCATTCCGGGTGAACCCCACGATGTGCTTGAACTCCTGCCGAGCGACGAAGATAGGCACGGTGTAGCGCAGCGTGATCTGCGGGTGAGTGAACGGTGTGAAGTGGCCGTGGGAGGCCAGGTACTTGATCAGGCGGGCGTTTTGGTCCGCCGTGTAGTTGCTGGCGGCCTTGTCGAAGCTGACGCGGGCGGCATCACAGACGGTGCCGTCGCTGCCCATGTTTGAGATGAACTCGGCTTTCATGCCCGCGACCTCATGCGAAGGGGTCTGCAGGTTTGGCGATTGAGCGAACAAACCACATGAAGCCTTGTTGCAAGTTAGTCTTGGCCAGCGAGAGGAGTCGGGGGTCCACACCTTCAATTTCACTAATCTGCTTGAACAGGTTGCCGGCGTCGGCTTCCAGCGACTTGATGGAATTCATACCGTCGATTTCTGACTGGGTGAGGTCGCGGTATCCGGTAATCTTCTTGTGTTGATTGTCCATGCTCTTTCCTTTATCCCTGTAAATACAGGTTATGCCTTGGTAAAAAGGCCGCCGGGCTTTTACGCCCCGGCGGCCTTTGAGCTACAGCCGATCAATCAGCCTTCGTAGCGGCCGACGGTCTTGAACACCCACGGGCGGAACGCCTTGGTGCCTTCGCCGACCTTCTTGCCAACCTGGCACTGGGTAACCACCTGATCCAGGCGGGCGCCGCGCAGCTTGGTGTAGGCCTGGGCCGCGGCTCCGGCGAGGCGGGCCTTGGAGGCCGGCGGGATGCTCAGCATGACCATCTGCTGGTCGTACTCGTCGTCGCGGTTGACCAGCGTGGCCATGGCCTCGAGGTATTCCTTGATGTCGAGCGGGGACTCTTCACCACCGTAGCCTTCGTCAGCCCACTCCTGCAGCTTCTCGGCGGCGCAGCTGCCGTCGGTGAAGGTGGCGCCGGCGGCGTCGTAGGAGTAGTAGGACTCGGCGTCCTGGTCGGTGCTCTGGCGAACAACGTACAGGCGACGGGTGCTGTGGATCACGCAGTCGAACTCGGTACCCAGCTCGGCTTCTTCGCTGCCCAACAGGAACTTGCCTTCGTGCATCTTGATGCGGTCGAAGGACATACCGGTCAGATCGAGGCCCTCGAAGCCGGCTTCTGCCTGCTCCTTGGAGAACTGCGCCATGGCGTTGGTGCGCTGCTCGGTGACCGATACGGCCTTTTGCTCAGCGGGTTCAGCGACGGCTACAGCCTGGGTGGCTTCAACGCCTTGTTCGGTCATCGGCTCGCTGGAGGCAACAGCCTCAGAGGCTGCCGCGGAGACGACCTCTGGCTCAACGACAGCGGCGGTTGCGGTGGCTTCCACACCGGCAGTGTTCAGGGTTTCAGCTTCGTCTTGGGTCTTGGTTACTTGAGGGCGTGCGAGTGCCATGGTCATTTTCCTTTTAGATCGTCAGTTGTCCGCATCGCTGTATCTACAGAAATACAGGAATACGGTCGTGGCTTTATACAGGCCGATTCCCAGGCCGTCAACAATGAGGCAGACGCCTCAGTGGAGCAGCTCGTGCAGCAGATCTTTCCGATCCCGCACGATCTGGTTGTTTTCCTCCTCGTTTTTGAGGAGGTTCTTGAAGTTCCTGTCGAGTAAGGTTCCCATCACCCGAAGGAAATAGACGTTCACGATGTTCTCCTGCCCCTTTCGGTCGGTGCGGGCAATGGCCTGCTTGGCGTCCTTGGGGGAGGTCGGACATTCGTAGAAGATGCTGTGGGAGGCACACTGCAGGTTCAGGCCGGCGCCGCCGGCGATCCAGTTGATGACGAATATCCTGCAGCTGGGGTCCGTCTTGAATTTCTCGACCTGGCCGCGATCCGAGCCGCCGTACAGGACGGCTGGATTCCAGTGTGAGTAGCGCTTGGCTAGGAAGTCGATCGCCCGCTTGTAGTAGGCGAAGATGATGACCTTGTGCTGGTCCGGGTTGATCGAGTCGAGCAGCGTGTCGCATGCCTTGGCGAGGTCGTTGTCCATGCTGACGGTTGGGTCGAACTCATCAGGGCAGCTGATCAACTGCAGGGCCAGGTGGCGCAGCGCGCTCTGGTTGTCCGGCATCAGGACCTTGTCACCGAGGATGGCGAATCGGTCGTTGATGATCTTCTTGTAGAGCTTCTTGTGAGCCCCCGTCAGGTGCACTTTGATCTGCGTGATCAGCGGGTCAGGCATCTGGATCACATCCCGCTTCTGGACCCGCCGTGCGTTCTTGTAGAGCGCCTGGTAGACCTTCTCGGTGTTGTGATACGCGACGATCTTCTTGACCTTGACGTCCTTCTTGCCGTTGTTCACGGAGAAGGTCTGGATCTCACAGTGCTGCCGCTCGAATGCGGCTTTGTTGCCGTACGCGCCGGGGTTGATCAGCCGGATGATGCCGTAGACGTCCTCAAGGTGAGTCGGCACTGGCGTGCCGGTCATCAGGTAGACCGCGACCTCATCGCCCAGCTGCGCGCTCATCTCATACACGGAGGTCGAGAGGATCGAATCGACGCCGCAAAGCGCATGCGCCTCGTCGAAGAAGAGCACGTTGTAGCCTGACCGCTTGAGCTTGAACTGAAACGGGTTACGCGCCCGACCACGCTTGTTGATCTCCCGGCCGTCTTTGGTGAACGGCTTGGCGGTTCGGTCGTACGGTTCGCCTTCCCCTTTGAAATAAGGGCTGCCGTCGCGCTGGTACCAGAGGTTGTGGCCGATCGCCTTGGTAGGGGATCGATCATTCAGTACCCGGTAGATGTCGTAGGACATGACCAGGATGTCCGGCCAGCCTGTGACATCCCACTGATCGATCAGCTTCTTCTTCTGCGTGGCCGGCACGTCCAGATGGGCGACTTTCAGGTGGTTGTCGATCCCGACGAAGAAGTCCTTCAGCTCCTCGTAGAACTGGACGATCAGCTTCGGTGGCATCGAGAAGACGACCTTGTTTCCCAATGCCGCCATCAGAACTGCGTGGATTTGTGCCGGAAAAGTCTTGCCGACACCGGGGTCCCCGGCGTCGAGGAACCGCATGTTCCGGGCGTAGAGTTTGACCTGCTCCATTTGGTGCGGCATCGGCCAGAACGGCAGCTGCACTTTGTCGAACCAGACGGGGTAATTGGTCACCCCGCTGGCGAGCATCAGATCGCTAAGGCTTGATGCCATTGACCTTTCTCCGGGTCATGAGGTGGTCGTAGTCACCACGGCAGAACTCGTCGCAGAACCTGAGTCCGGCGCCGAGCGGCTCGTCGCAGTAGTAGCAAGAGCCTTTCGCCTGCAGACGCGGCTCTGCCTCGGCCCGCGCAGCGGCGATATAGCGTTCGAGGTTCTCAGCTGCTACGTCGGCTGCTTCATCTACTGGGTCGGCATTACGCATTTTTCTTGTCTCCTTCGGGGCCGAAGCCCCTACTTCTGCCGCGCTCAGACTTCCGCTGGCTCGGTGTCATCTTGGAAGTTGGTTAGCGGCGTGCCCTTGCTGCGCACGGCCGACAGGTTGATGACGTGGACGTCGACGCCCTCCTTGTGGGGGTGTTGTTCACGCCGGTCGAAGTACACTTCGCCCTCCAGTAGGCTGGTCATCTGCCGCGCTTCCTTGATCACCGGGACGTCCCCGAGTGTCTTGGCGTAGCGGCAGTAGCGGGGCAAGCAGGACGAGATCACCAGGAACAAGCTGTTTCCTTGGCGCCAGTAGTGGTCGCCGGCGCGCAGGCCTGTCTGGCGGTCCTCTGGATCCTCGGCCATCTGGTTCAACGTGCTGAGGACTCGGTCGACCTCGGAGATGGATTTCTCCTTCTCCATCTCGCCGGCGTTGCTGGACAGGAAGCCTGATAGGGCGTTGAACAGTTCGTCGACGTGCTCACGACCCTTGACCTCGTAGTCGTCCATCGTCTTGGCGAGAAGGGCGAGCCCGGTCAGCGCTGTCTGGTAGCCCCACTTGGGGCGCGGGCCGATGCTGTCCGGCACCAAATGAGCAGTGCTGTCAAACACCTCCAGGACCTGCTCCGGGGCCATATTTACAGCTTTGGTGACCAGCGCCTTGGCCATTCTCATCAGCGCGTGGCGGCGCTTTGCCGCTTCCGCGTAATGGAACCTGTACTGGTCGTTCATCAGCGCCTTCGACGTTAGCTTCACCTCTACGGTCCGGCTGCGCAGGGAAGGCACAGTGGCCGTCTGCTCGCTGGTGTAGACGATCGGTGAGCTGACGCGGTCTGCGGATATCCCGACCCCCTTCTCGCTGAGCTTTCCGCGCGGGACCGGAGCCCGGTTCCATGCGGCCTTCAGGATGCCGAGGATCTTGCCGTACATGCCGACGCCGATGTTCGCCGGGTTGACCTCCTCAACCAGGCGGGGCACGGTACTGCTGCTGGACACAAACCGGACCAGCGGATAGATCGTCGAGACTTCGACGTTCATGAAGTCCGCCTTGCCGTAGTCCATGCCGTTCAGAAAGCTCGCCAGGATTGCCAGCGAGGTCTTGCCAGCGCTGGCGTTCCCGCTGATGTTCAGCAGCGGGAACTGCACTTCGTTGAACTGGATGTGCTCGCGGAAGTGGCAGGCGACGTGCCAGCCGATCACCGCGCCAATGCTGTGAGCCTCGTTCACCTTGGTCAGGTGGAAGATCGCCTCTTCGAGATCGGTGTCATCCTCGTAGGGGTAGTCTTCAGACAGCAGCTTCGGCGATTGCTTGGGGTCGCCGTTGTAGTAGTACCGGCTGACTTTGCCTGCAGAGGTGCAGGAGCCAGCGTCCTCGACGTAGTGGGCGACCACTTTGTCCCTGCGCCGGTCAAGCAGCACCCCGCACAGTTGGGTGCGAACCATCTTCTCGATTTCCTTGCCTTGCTGTTCAGCTTTGCGCCGGCCCAGTTCCTGGACGGCACGCAGCAGGTTCTGGATGTCTGCGTCGGAGGCGGTGACTGTCGCGCTGTTGCGCCCACTGATCGCGCTGATCAACGACCGCTTTGATGACCACGCCTCCTCGGGCATCTCGTGATCCTCGACCACTTGGCCAAGGTCATCGATCAGCTTTCCGATATAGGCTCTGCGGGGTGACTCCTTGAACAGGACCTGATCCGCGGAGACGTCCTCCAGGTCGTAGACTTCGGTGTGCGGCCAGAAGGTGAAGGTGGTCAGCTTGCGACCGCTGCCCTCGTTCTCCAGGAAGTAGCCGATGGCGGCTGCCCTGATGCTCGTCCGCGGATCAAAATCGTCCTCGTCGTCGCTGCCTCTCTGCTCAGGGTTTTCAACGTCGCCGCGGCAGATGATGCAGTGTCCGCAGGGCTTGCCGATCGTTGCGATCAGCGGCCCTGGGAGGAATTTCAGCCGGCCGGTGAAGGCCCGGTTGAGCATCCCTTCCACATGCTTGCGGCGTTCCTTTGCCGAGGGCCGGGCACTGCTCTCCACGTTGGTCACGAACGGCTCTACGATGTCGGCGGTGTACTCGTCGGCGTCGTCTCGCTCGTAGCGCGCTGCCACATACGCGGCGACCTGCATCGCAGCCTGGTTCCAATTCGACTCTGGTGAGTCGCCCTCGGTGATCAGCTTCTGGATACAGCCTGGGATCTCTGTCAGGGCCTGCAGCTTTTCCTTCGGCACTACCACGGACGACTTCATCGCCTTGACCCGCTTGGCCGCCCGGATGCGCGCCGCTTTGAACAGCGCCTCGGCCTTGGGGAAGATCACCGAATCAGACGGCTCGTTCAGCGCCATCGACGGGCGCGGCTGGGCTACCAGCGTGGCGTACTGCTCGCTGTCCATGTCGACCAGCTCGTCGTAGGTCACTCCGACCTTGAACGTGCCGGTGGGGCGCTGGATGTTCTCGCACCGCCACATCCGGCCGCGGCCCGCCGAGTAGACGACCATGTCGAGGTGCTCGACTTTCATCGTCTCCGCGACTTCGCGGTAGATCAGCGGGAGGGCCTTCACCGGCGCCTTCAGTCCGAAGACCCGGGCCGGCACCGTAACGTGCACGCCTTTCTTCCCGGACAGCCAGCAATGAACGAAGGACTTGTCGATGTCCAACTTCTTCGTCAGGTGGGTCAGGACGGTGCGGACCGACTCGAGGACGGCATCCAGGTCAGGGCCGTCGAAGTCGAAATACATAGGTCCCATGTACTTGACGTGGTCGAGCGGGTCTTCGCCGTTCTCAGCGAAGTTTTCCGGATCCTGGTCGACCTTCAGGACAGTCATGAAGGCTGGCGGCTGCTCTAGTCCGGAGAGCTGCCGCTCGTCGTACAGGCGCCAGGGTTCCTTCGCGTTCGGCTTGAACTGCAGGAAATGGTACATGGCACCCTCACGCCATCAGCGTTTCAGACTTTCTGGTGATGTAGCAGGAGCCCTTGCGCTGATAGACCTCGGCGTCGGAGTCAGCCAGGCCGCGGCGCTTCAGGCTCTGGCGGAAAAGGGTGGTGTTGTAGACCCGGCCGAGCTTCAGCGACTTGCCCACTTCCAGGGCGTTGTAGTGCTGAGCGAGCTCGACGTAGTCGATCCTTTTTACCGGGGCGGGGGCGTCTGTTTCTGATACTTGTTGAATCTGCATGGGCCTCTCCCGAGCTTCTGATTTCTGGGTCACGCGACGTACTTGCCCTTGTTGAGCAGCAGTTCGTGACTCGGGCGGCTGAACGCCACATACACGAGTCGCTGCCGCTCAGCGCGGATGCTGTTCTTGAGGATGTTGTTCAGGTCGACGAAAACTCGCCGGAAAGTGCTGCCTTGTGAGCGGTGCACCGTGATGCAGTAGCAGTAGCGAATGGACGCAAACAGGTCCTTGAAGTCGTGGTACTTCGCCCAGAACATGCGAGCTTCCTGAGGGTGCTTCTTGGCCATGGACGCGAGGTGGTTCAGTCGGTCCCAGTAACGATCCGCTTCCCGGTCGTCGAGGACGTGGGCGAACACCTGGCCGATGTCGGCGTGAATCGGGTTCAGTACCAGCATCAGCGTCCGGTAGCTGTCTCCGGTCTCCTCGTCATCGATAGACGACTCGGTGATCCGGTGGACGATGCACTCCTCGTCGGTGCTGAGTAGCACCGTCTCGCCGTCGGTGATTGGTGCACCGGTGACGACTCGTTCGCCTTCCACGAACCGCGGAGCGCCTCTGCCGAACAGCTTCTGGCGGATAGCAGAGTTGATCTCGTCGACCCGGGCATTGGACCAGGCCAGAACACGCTGCTCATCGAGATCGGTGTCCTTGTCGAACGCCTTCACCACTTCCTTGAGGAAGTCAGCTGACTTGATCACCTCGACGCCGTTGCCCTGGATCGCCGGTGAGAAAAAGGGCTTGTTGTTGGCCATCGCCGTGCGCAGCAGGCCGCTGAGCGTGAGGATGTTGCTGTCGGCGGCCTGTCGTTCCACCTGGGTCAGGCGGACCGTGTCGAAGACCTTGAACGCCAGCGACTCCTTCTCCTTCACCGGTGGCAGCTGCATGTCATCGCCCATGAGCAGCAGCTTGCAGTTGTGCTCTTTGGCGTCCGGCAGCAGGTAGTCGAAGAGGACGCGCTTGCCGAGCATCGATGCCTCGTCCACCACCACAACGTCGAAGATCGGGAACACGCCGCGGCCCAGCCGGTGGGCGTACTTGTTCTCTTCGGACGGGAGTAGGGCCAGCCCCAGCGCGCTGTGTAGGGTCTGGAAGGCAACGTTGTTCAGCGTCAGACCGTACCGTTTCGCCGACTTTTCAAGCTGTTTGACGGCTTTGTTGGTCGGGGCGGTGAACAGGACTTTGAGGCCTGCTTTGATCAGCTGGGCGGCTATGTCCATGACGCAGGTGGTTTTTCCTGTGCCGCCTTCTCCGATGATGGTCAGGCCTGGCAGGTCTTTTTCTAGGAAGCCATCTACCGCTCGGCGAATGGCAGCCTTCTGGTCGTTGTTGAATTCCATGTGAGTTCCTTATGTAATGCTGTATACCTGTAAATACAGGTTATTGGGCAGTACGTTTTCTTTTTATGAAGTTCTAACGCAAGCGGCGATGCTACCGGCTGCGTTCGAGGGCAGTCAACGGGTCATTTGACGACGCGGAGGGAAGGTCTTTGCTTGACGCGGGTTACGCTGTTTTTGCGGGTTTCGACCGCGACACACAGAGGGGCCACCGGCTGTGATCCGGCCCTGACCGCCTCCATCATCACCTCGGCGAGGGACAGGTTGTAGCGGGCAGCAGTGTTGATCATCACGGACAGATGGACATGGCCGATCCGTTCAAGGGTGGCTTCGGTCACGACGGACCTGGCAGCCTCGAGATGGCGGTAGATGTTGTCCCGAAGGGCGTGCTCGTCCACGTCCAGCTTGCATTCGCGGCTGAACTGCAGGGTGTACTGAACGACCTTCTCGTCGATGTCAGCCATAGAGTTGGACGACGTTCGTTTTCTCTTGGGCTCGCGGGAGCTCAGTTTTAGGGAAGACTGTGATGGCGCTGATCAGCCGGCTGCGGCGCTGCGCGTCGTTCTCACCGTTGATAACTGCAGTTGCCCAGTCTGAGTACAGTGCATAGAGCACTTGGTCGGAGGTTGCGTCAACGACTTCCTCGCAGACTACGCTGTTCAGCTCCGAAAGGAACATTGTGATGGCGAAGTCCCTGCTGTCCGCAGTGCCTTTGCTGGAATGCTCAATCGATAGCCGGCGAAGCCTCGCCAGGCGATTGCTCATTGGAACTCCTTACTCGACAGGTTTCGAGTATTTGGGGATGGTGTATTCGGTCAGTGCCTCGATCATCAGGTCCTTGGCGGATTTGCGGCTGAACGCTGCGATCTGCTTGAGCTTAGCGTGCAGCTCCTCCGGCATGTCCATGGTGAACTTCTTTTCTTGTCGGGCGAGGAGGTAGGAAGCCTGGAGGGACGACCCTACTGGGTGGGCTTTAGGCAT